TCATCATCTGGAAGTTCACAGCCAGCAGCTCCAGCAAAGAAATCTGTTGAGGAAGGTGTTTCCAGTCAGAAGTTTGTCCTGCATCTCATCTATAGATGTGATTTTGGAGAAGTCTCGCTGTGTGTTCAGCATATTGAGTATGTAATTGAAAACGAACTCGCCTACAATCGGATCAGAGGTTGATTTGCCAATGCAAGCCATTGAGCTTTTTCTTCTTGTAGGGCAGCTATACTTTGAGTAACGCCAACCGTCTGCTCGAAGAGATACTGGAGCAGCACCCATTGGATTTCCACAGCTTCCACAGAAAATAAGTCCAGAAAAGATGTGAGTATACTTCCCGGATTTGTAATTATTTTTCTTTTTATTGATTCGGGAGTTAGAATCCAAGATGGAGATGATACGCATTTTCTGTTCCCGACTGACAATGGCAGGGTGATGATTTTCTATTGTTATCCATTCAGATTCGGCCTTAACTTTCTGCCGATCTCCCTCTTTCAGCACATTGTAACGGTAATCACCACAGTAGAAAACATTCCGAAGGATGATATGCAGAGATACTGGGTTCCATTCGTTCCCAGATCTTGTACGGTAGCCCTTCGCATTGAGGATTCGTGCTTCACGAATTAGGGAACGTTCTTCTTCATATAAGTCATGGATCAGGCGAGCGATATTGTATTCATCAGTGTTGTATGAGAACTCCTTGCTTTTAGAATCCCATTCATATCCATACGGAACCCTCCCACCATTCCAAAGCCCGTTGCTTGCCCTTGAAATCATGGTAGCAGTGACACGCTCTGATGTCATGTTACGTTCTAGCTCTGCAAAAATCAGGACAATTTTGAGCATTGCTTCTCCCATTGCCGTGGAAGTGTCAAACTGTTCATTTTTGCTGACGAAGACCACACCCAGCTCCTTCAGCTCGTTGTACATGGTTGCAAAGTCCAGTAGGTTTCTGGATATACGGTCAATTTTCCAAACAAGTAGGTGAGTGAAGCCTCCAGCCCTGATTTGGGACATCATTTCCTGAAACTTTGGACGATCAGTGTTTTTTCCGGAGTAACCTGCATCTTCAAAGATTATGCAATCATCAGTGCCGAGCATAATTTTTGCGTATGCCAATAAGTCCTGCTTCTGCATTGGAAGGGAGTCCCGGTCAATCTGATGCATGGTAGACACCCGGACGTAGATTGCTACCCGTATATGTCCAGGTAGTGAAAGTTTGTTGTATGCCATAGTTCACCTCTAATAGAAAAACGCCTGATTTCTCAGGCGGTCATAACCTCTTGTATTGCATTGCCTATTCCGTAGTAGTCACACCACATCGGCTCCAGCTGCATGAGCGATTGAACTGTTATGGTTTTTCGAATAGGCATTTTTTCATTCAGCACCTTCGTTGGAAGGATATAGAAATCCCAAAAGTCCATGTTCAAAGGTGTTTCATTCTTTGAAACAGCCTTGTAGACGCAGAATACAAAGACATCAGAGTTCCGATGTGTAGTATTTGTTTCTTTGATTCTCCCAGACAGTTCTGTCGGAACAATCCCAAATGAAATGTAGTCTGGATGTTCTTCATCCACAGACTCGTTGTATGCAGCTGATTTCACCTCGATTCGGTATCCGTCTTTAGATATGAGGTCATAAGGTTTTTTTAATGCTCTGGAAAGCCCTTGGTTTAAATTTGGAACTTTCAGGGATGTTGCGACGATGAACTTTGCCAATGCTGAACGGCAGGTTCCATCATTCAAATCAGAGTAAGACCATCTCCAAAAGTCGTTCACGGTGAGGGTAATAGTGTGGCTGCCTATTGAGAATTGTTCGTTGCCGATGTAAGCCATTAGTCATTCCTCCGCAGATAGTCTGTTATCCTAATAATCTTTCCTTTCCCTCAGAAGATGGCTTAGGCATTGCTGAAACCATGCCCTCGATATAACCAACAGCTTTCTGGCGTAATTCCGGCGGAAGAAGATGAAACTTCCTCAGTAAATCCACATCTTCAGAACTGGAAAATTCCAGTATTGATGCAGAAGCTGTTTCTGGAGATTTACCGTATACCAGATAGTCCATTGATACATCGAAGTATTCTGAGAACTGCATGACTGCCTTTAGAGAAGGGCTACCTTTGCCTTTGGCCCAATCAGAGAAGGTAGATGTTGACATTCCCAGCTCTTTTGCAAGCTGAGTAGGCTTGATCTCAGCCTTTTCCATGAGGGCGTAAACGCGTTTGAGTAAATCAGACAATAAATCACCTCCAAAATAAGTGGAAAATTCCAATTTAACTATTGACAAACTCGAAAATTCCAGCTACGATACTAATGTAAATTACAAATCACTACAACCTAACGTAAGGCAAAATGATAACGGAAAAGCCATACGAAAGGAAAATTACATTTCCATTCTACCAAAGAACTACGGAAATGTAAATTACAAATCCGTACAGGAAGGAGGAACGTAAGAATGGGAAAAGTGTTGTCGCCATGGTGTAAGCAGGCAAAAAAAGCGATGATTGACTTGGACATGACCACAAAAGAATTGGCTGAGAAAGCAGGATTGTCCAGGGAATACGCTTCCGCCGTGGTAAATGGACGGATTTACACAGAACCAGCGGTGAAAGCTATCAGTGATGTGCTTAACATCCCGGAAACTACCTGCTCGTTAAATGGTAATTAAATTCTATCATGGAAGGTTGGTGACGAACATGGGAAATGGCTCCATGAAAGAGAATGAAAATGTTTACTTTCGTGCGAGGAAAGAGGCTGCAAAATATAATGATAAGCTATTTAGCAGAGAAGGCGCTTCAGAACTGCTTGGGATATCGGTATCTACTCTGGCTGATTATGAGTTGGGGAATACGAAGGTTGTTCCAGTAGATAAAGTTGTTTTGATGGCAGACTTATATAACGCTCCGGAATTGAAGTATGGATACTGCAAATATGAATGTCCGATAGGAAAGGCAATGCCGCTGGCAACAAAGGTCAATGGGATTGAGGGCATAGCACTTCGTATGATTCGGGAATTTGATTCCGATAAACTGAAGGTTATGAAGAATAGTCTGGTGAGTATTGCTTCGGATGGGGTTATCAGCGATGATGAAAAACCGGAATTGGAACAGATACTTCGGAAGTTGGATGAAATGGCTGTTGTAATCAGTGAGATGAAACTGGTTGGTGAAAAGGCATTAAAAGGTTAGGCGAAGACTATGGATGCTGCCAGAATGAAAGAAATTTTAAAAAGTGAATATGGAATAAGCAATGAGAAGGAGTTCAATGAGACAGTGTCTAAGATGGATGGAATCAACCTTGGGATTTTCACAATGCCGCTAGCTGAAAGGAGTGTTACGTCGGATGAACAGACGAAGAAAACGATTGCTATTGCGTAATGTGAAAATGTTTGCCGTATGTGGAGCTATGGTATATCTGGCAACCGGATTGACAGAGCTTACAAGTAATGCAGGAAGAGTAAAGTCTTACCAAGAAGAAGCGGTGGCTTCGGTGATTTGGAAAGTACCAAGAACAGAGCTGAAAGATGGGGAACCGGAAGAAGTACATCAGCCGATGGTTACTTCGAGAGATTTGGATGCCGAGGAATCCTACTTGCTGACAAAAATTGCGATGGCAGAAGCTGAGGGAGAAGATACCGAAGGAAAAGCACTCGTTATCATGGTGGTGTTGAACCGTGTCTGGAGCGATAAGTTCCCGGATTCGATTGAAGAAGTCATTATGCAGAAGAACCAGTTTAGTGTTACCCAGGAAGGTGGACGATGGTGGAGAGTTGAGCCGGACGAAGATTGCTACAATGCACTGGATATGGTGATGGCTGAACAATGGGATAAAAGTCATGGAGCGTTGTATTTTGAGAGCGCAGGAAAGTCCACATGGCACCAGGACAACCTGGAGTATCTTTTCAAGCATGGCAATCATTATTTCTACAAGGAAAAGGAGAAATAGGCGGTGAAGAAGATGGAGAAGTTCATCATCCGAAACTGGATCTGGTTGGTAATAGGTATCGTCCTTACTAGAAAAGCAGTGGAATTTGCCTATGCCGAAAGAGGATATGTAGCATTTGGCGGAGAATGGCTGGTTCTTCCGGTGGTCTTGGGATTGGCTCGTTTTGTAAGAGCGTTCAGAAGGAATCTGCCTAGATTGATCGAGTTGTTTAAGGAGGAAGAAGCTGATGCCAGAAGTATTAAAAAGTATAATCGCAGAATGGCGAAGCAAAGGCGTTCATATCTCAGACGAAGAAGCTGAATATCTCCTTCGGTATTGTAAACGCAAGATGGAAGTTGCCAAGGTGTCAAATTTGAAGGAGTATCTGCCGCTTCTGTATGAGGATGAAGTTAAGAATTATCTGTACCGTCAAAGTATAAATGCAACGACGATGCTGAGAAAGATGAAGGAGGAAGGAGTATGTGTAGCGTGTGTATGAGTAGCCCTTGCCATCCACGGTGTCCGAACGCACCAGAATCGAAACCGGTTCATACTTGCGATAAATGCGGATATGGAATTTTTGAGGGAGATAAGTTTTTGGATGGACCAGAAGGATATATCTGCAAAGAATGTATTGACGATATGACGGCAGATGAAATTTTAGAAATGCTTGGAGAAAATCTCCGGACAGCATAGAAGGAGGAAAAGATATGGCGAATGAGAATACGCAGGTTGCTGTTCAGCAGCCGGGCAAGGTGAATGTTGTAAAAGAAGTGAAAGGCATCCTTGCTAAAGAAAATGTGAAACAGAGATTCCATGAGGTTCTCGGAAGAAAAGCACCGCAGTTTATGGCATCTATCGTAAATGTGATTAGTGCCACACCGGCTCTGAAGCAGTGTGAGCCGAACTCCATTATGGGGGCGGCATTCGTGGCAGCTTCGTTTGATTTGCCGATTGACAGCAATCTTGGATTTGCTGCATTGGTTCCGTATGACAAGTCGGTCAAAGACGCAAACGGGCAGTGGTACAAAAAGAAGATGGCACAGTTCCAGATGATGTATAAAGGCTTCATCCAGTTGGCGATTCGTTCTGGGTATTATGAGAAAATGAATTATGCGGTGGTATATGAGGATGAACTGGTATCCTACAACCCGATCACTGGAGAGATTGAATTTGTTACAGATTTCTCTAATTGCACCCAGAGAAGTGCGGGGGAAGAAGACAAGATTGTAGGATACTACGCCTGGTTCCGACTGAAGACCGGGTTCAGTCAGGAACTGTTTATGACAACGGCTGATGTAGACAATCACGCAAGGAAGTATTCCCAGTCGTACCGATATGACATCGAGAAAAAGAAGACTTCGAGTAAGTGGAGTACCGATTTTGAAGCAATGGCTCTGAAGACAGTCATTAAGTTACTGCTCAGTAAATGGGGTATCTTGTCTGTGGATATGCAGAGAGCTATCCAGGACGATCAGAAGGTGTATGACGAAGAAGGTAATTGGGATTATCTGGATAATCAGCCAGACCAGGATATCGAAGAAGATCCATTTGTTGTAGATAGCTTTGTTGAGGAACCGGAGGAAATTGATATTACAGAGTAGGTGGTGAGGATAAATGGAGTTGACGGCTGAAAATTATTATAGCCGAGAGGCGAACATGGAATATATGTCAGTGTCTCAGTACAAAGACTTTGCTGGGACATATGGGAAGATGCAGTGTGAGTTTTATGGTACTGAGAAGCTGGCTGGCAGATGGGAAGATGAAAAGACAACGGCATTGTTGGTTGGCAGTTATGTAGATTCTTATTTTGAGGGTTCTCTGGAGCAATTCAAGAAAGAAAATCCGGATATTTTTCGTCAGGATGGAGGGCTGAAATCCTCGTATGTGCAGGCAGAGGACATCATCAAACGCATTGAGCGTGATGAATACTTTATGAGGTGTATGTCCGGGCAGAAGCAGGTGATTATGGTCGGAGAACTGTTCGGCTGTAAGTGGAAGATCAAGATGGACAGTTATCTGCCTGGGGCGGCGATTGTAGATTTGAAGATAGTTGAATCCATCACGAAGCTGAAATGGGTGAGAGACATTGGGTATCTGGATTTTGTTCGGTACTGGGGCTATGACATCCAGGGAGCGATTTACCAAGAGATTGTTTACCAGAATACTGGACAGAGGTTGCCGTTCTTTATAGCAGGGGCAACGAAGGAAAAACCGGAGTCAGACATCCGAATAATCAAGGTGGAACAGCATTATCTGGATGAAGCTAAAAATATGGTAGAAGCCAATATGCCTCGAATCCTCAGAGTAAAGAGCGGAGAGTTGGAGCCGGACAGGTGTGAGTTGTGTGCTTGTTGCAGACATAACCGAGTGCTGAAGGGATATATATCGATTACAAATCTTACAGCAGACATTTGATGTACGCAATTTCGGAAGAATTGGTGGTGATAAGATGGCATGGATAAGCGTACATGAGCAGGTGATCGGAGGGAAGCTAAGGAGCTTGGCAAAGGAAATTGGATGTTCGCAGAATGAAGCTCTGGGTATTCTGATACGACTGTGGCTGTGGGCTATCAATAATGCCGGAAAGGACGGTTGCATAGTTGGTGCTGATAAGGATGATGTGGCAGAGGTTCTCAACATAGGAATCGACAGAAGATATGGTGCGGATGATGTAGTGGATGCACTGGTTACTACCGGATGGATTGACATTGAGAATGGGCTATATATCCATGACTGGGAAGAATGGCAGGAGCAATGGTACAAGGCTATTGAAGTCAGAGAAAGGAATGCTGCCCGGAAGAGAAAAGAACGCAGTCTGAAGCGTATGATGAAGAATCAGCAGGAAGGAAGCCTTTTACCAAACCTGGAAGTGCAGAGTAAAGCCATGGAGGAGCTTTTACCAAGTCCGAAACTCAATATTCCACCAGTCGAACAGCCAAAACAGCAACCAGCCGCTGTCTATATGAAAGATTTTGAGGAATTGTGGCAGTTCTACCCAAGAAAGGTCGGAAAGGGTGAAGCCTATAAGAAATATAAGGCTCGCTTGAATGATGGATGGAAACCGGAAGAATTGCTGGAGGCGGTAAAGAATTACGCCAGCAAGGTAGCAAGGGAACGGCCAGAACCGCAGTACATCAAGCACCTAAAGACATTTTTCTCAGATAGTACGCCATTTACTGATTTTCTTCCTAACAAGGAAGAATCAGTGACGCAGGTATCATCTGGGAATGACGATGATCCATACGCAGATTGGAGGTAAAGAATGGGGATAAGAGAAGTTGTTGGCGAAGATGGTCTTCTGCACTGCACGGTCTGCGGAGAGAGGACGGAGAGAGAAATTGATATGCCGCTTTTTGATGGAAACGGCGGAAGTAAGAAGGTCAGGGTTCACTGTGCTTGTAGATGTGAGAGAGAAGAAAGAGAAGATGTGGATTGAACGTAAGAAGGAATTGTTGGACAGAATCAATAAAGCACCAAATCCCAATGCAGCAGCCAGAGATGTTGAGGAATTAACCGAGATGATTTATCAAGAGGTACTTGCTTCTACGAAAGAGGTACATATGAAACCAGAGCAAATAGAAAGTATGTGTGCTATTTACGTCGTACAGGGGAAAACAGACCATCATACGGAGGTAAAAGAAGAATCTTCTCAGGAGCTGAAGGATGCAGCAATCCCCATGCTGGAATACCTCAACAAGCATTTCGATCCACACGCAACAGCGATTATTAAGGAAGGGCGAGTTACCATCGTAAGAGATGAAATTAGTGTGCCGCTTCCGATCAGAGATTAAGGAGGACAAGACAATGGAGATCAGAAAACCGAGCAATCCCCAGGATGGACCTGGGGACGGAGTAATCGGAGTGGCTGAATGTATTAGAACAGACTTTCTGGAGAATCCGGCAGAAGAAGGAACTGCATTTCAGCAGAGAGAAAAGAGCGATGCTCATATTTCTGCAAGCATGGAGATTGGTATTTTTTCGATCAGGGATATGCAGTCAGGCGTGATGCTTACGGTATCCCTTCAGGATGCAATGGAAGTAATTGTGGCTGCTACAAATGCCGCAAAACAGAACAATGTAAATGACGATTGGATTTCAGTGAAAGACAGGCTGCCCGAAGAAAAAGCATCAATATTTGCAAAACTTAAAGGCACTGATAAATGGCACAAATCAATGTTTGAAGGGATGTCCGATAAAGTAAATGTAATGCTCGAACTGGAAGATGGATCAATAATATGTGACACATCATATACGGTAGATGGAAGATGGATGTGTGAAAAAGAACGTATTTTTGCGAAGGTAAAAGTGATCGCATGGAAGCCGCTGCCGGCACCGTATCAGGAGGAGGGAAAGAACAGATGAGAAAATGCTGTGGAACTTGCAGATGGCGCAGGCATGAAGATATATCAGATGACTGGGTATGCGCCAATGGTGAGAGTGATTACTGCACAGATTGGACAGATTATAGTCATTGTTGCGAGAACTGGGAAGAAAGAGAAGAAGAATAAAGAATGAGGTAAGCAATGGGAAAAAGCAGGACAAGTAAAACCATGGCTGCTGGTATGGCATTAGGCCTGACAGCGTACAGCAAACAGTTTGGATGTAGAAAGGGCGGCATGGCTGAAATTGCCGCCCCTAACCGAATGATGAGGCGGATGCTGAAAGATAAAAGCAGACAGGAGTATGGCAAGAAAGAAAATTAGATGAGAAGGTAAAAAAGCATGGATTGCCCGTATTGCGATTATGTACACGATTGTACAGATGATTGTGAAGAATGTGAGATTTATGATGATTATTTAGATGACATAAATGCTGTTTTGTGCAGTATTATGCTGGCTCCTGGCATCTGGGTGATGAGTCGGTGAGGATTATTGCCTGGATGCCGCTGCCGGAGCCGTATCAACCAGAGGAGTGACTTATGGAATATGGATATTACAACATGGACTGCATGGAGGGCATGAAACAATTCCCAGACAAATATTTTGACATTGCTATCACTGATCCTCCTTACTTTTCCGGCCCGGAACGCAGAGGGTATTATGGTCGGAAAGTAAGTCCGATAGGCGTACAGAGGCACTACGAACCCTCAGAAAACTGGGAAGTACCAGGAGAAGATTACTTCCGTGAACTGGAACGTGTTTCCAAACATCAGATTATATGGGGCTGTAATTATTTTGACTGGGATTTTCCACCGGGCAGAATCGTCTGGGACAAGTGCAACGGAAACAGCAGCTTCTCAGACTGCGAGATTGCTTCATGCAGTCTGCATGATTCTGTCCGCCTGTTCCGGTATATGTGGAATGGGATGATGCAGGGAAAGAGCATCGAAGAGGGCTGGATCCAGCAGGGAAATAAGAAGCTTAACGAGAAACGGATCCACCCAACCCAGAAGCCAGTTAATCTCTACCGCTGGCTGGTCCAGAAATATGTACAGCCGGGATGGAAGGTACTGGATACCCATGTAGGGAGTGCCAGCAGCCTAATCGCATATGAGGAAGCAGGGATTCCGTATGTTGGATTTGAGATTGATCCTAAGCGGTATGAGCTGTCGAAACAGAGGCTTGAAGAGCATCGGGCGCAGTTAACATTACATGATTTTGGGATAATTTAAGGCTCAGTTGTAGTAAACAGTTGTGGTATTAAACAAGTAGTTGTTGTATCGAGTTAAATTAAAGTTTAGTGGAGGAAACATGACAAACGAAGAAGCGGCACATGAATTAAGGATTCAGAGCACTGTATTGGAAAATATGATTCGGTACAATGAAGATTTTGAGCCTAAAGCAGATAATTCTTCTTTAATAAATCGAAAAAATGCCATTGATAAGGCAATCACTGCATTAGAAAAACAGATTCCTAAATTGGTTAAAATAAGAGCTTGGAGTCCGGCAAACTGCCCAACCTGTGAATATGAGCTTTCAGAGCATAAGGGTGATGGATACTATAAGCATCTAACACATCTTGAAAGATGTCCAAATGTAGAATGCGGACAAAGAATAAAATGGCATGATGATTAAATTAAACTGAGATTTGGAGGAGAATATGTGTGATTGTATTAAAGAAATTTGTTACAAAATAAAAGAAGCTGGGGGATATGTAAATGTAGACCCTCCGGTAGAATTGCTTTCAGGTAGAGTGTATTTATCCTTTACTTGCAGAGAATTTGGAAAGAAAAGGACAAAGGAAATTCCTTTAATGTTATCAAAGTGTCCATTTTGCGGAGAAGAATACAAACAAGAAAATTAAGGTTTAATGGAGGAATTATCATGGGATTAACGATTGAAAGTAAAAATTGCAGCATTGATTTAGGATACGGTGGGTTTAAGGCTCTGAGAACAAAGGTCGCTGAACTGACAGCACCGGATATTTATGAGCACTATAAGAATCTCGAGACTGGCATGATACTTTTTGGTACAGTGAGACAGAGTTTTTTTGACAATTACAATGCAAAAATACAGCAATTATCAGAAAAATATCATGGCGAAAAAGATGAAATTTTATATTTTTTGTATGCAAGTGATTGCAGTGGAGAGATGGATCTTGAGCATTGTAAATCAATCTACGAGATTATTAAAGATTATGATGATGATATTTGCTATGGATATTGCGGGAGGCCAGATTGTGCAATGTTCAAAGACTTTAAAATGGTATTGGAAGATTGTATTAATAATAACTGTAACATGGAATGGTTTTAACAATAATTAAGATTTAGAGGAAAATATGACAGATGAAGACAAGAAAGCGTATGCGGATAGAAAATGTCCGAAGAAATGTTTGAATTGTGAACATCGGAAGATTATCACACATGGTGTTTTGCCATATAATTTTTGTAAAAAATTGAATGTATCATTTACCAAAAATGAACCAGATGATTTTTTGAATTGTACAAAGTTAAACTGATATTTAGGAGAGCAGAACATGGGAGAGTGGAAGAGAACTATGGATATTCTGCCGCCTGAGAATCTGATGGTGGAAACCAAGATTGATGATGGTGTATTTATCCGGAACCAGCAGCCGTTGTACCGGTACAAGAATCTGTGGTATGTCCCAGATGGGAGTATGTATGTGTATTATACGCCGACACATTGGCGGGAGATTTTGTAGAAGGAGTAGTATATGTCAATAAGAGATGCGCTCAATAGTGAATTAGGACGGGAAGTTAAGAGGCTTCGAGAAGAAAACGAAGAAGTTCATGCTGCTGCGGTTCAAAAGCAGAAAGAGCTTATGGAAATGCGGATGGATATGGTTACAGAAGAGTGCCCGGATTGTGGGACAGAGAATACTTTCAAGTGGAGCGTTCGCCGGGATGGTTATCAGGCATTCTGCCCGAAGTGTGGATTCCCTATGATGTTATGTGGTGAATGTCTGGTTGATAGCGATGACTTCTGCGACTGGGACGGAAGCACGATTTTGTGCCATCGTATGATCGAGAAATTGTGGAAGAATTTGGAGGATGTTGTGTTTGACGAGGATTCAGATGGATGTTTGGTTCTGGAAAGCGAGTACCAGCTGATGATTGGAAATAGAGAAGTTGCGATGTTTCCGGCTGGCACAGACAGGGAAGAGATTTGGCATTGGTTTGACGAGCGGCATCCGAAAGGTGTGGTATATCTCCTTCGTGGAACTAGAGGAGAATAAATTGAAGGCCATAAAGAAAGCCGCCTCACATTACGAGACAGCCCTTAACCTAAAAGAAGTATATCTCGTGAAAAAATAAAAGTCAAGGAGGCGGCTGATGAAAGAGGCAAGATATTCATTAACACAGGAACAACTCAACGACTTGGCAGCTATTGCAGCCGATAGAGCGGTTGAGGCATATCGTTCCGAAGAACAGAAAACTCAGAAGCGTAAAAATAATGAGAATGTTCGTATCACAAAGAAGAAGCTTCAATCTTATCGCAGAGTGAAAGCATCGTTCGCAGAGACCGAAGAGTTCACAGACGATGAGAAGATTGAACTGAGATGGGCGTTTGTGAGAGATTTAATGGGAAGTGGACTTGATGTTGTTGAGAAAGCAGATAATATAATAAGGTCTGTTGAGAACAAAAGAAAAAGAGACTCATTTGAAATACAGTCTATCGATAAAGCTATGGCACTATATAAGAAAGAGACTGATAATTCTTCAAGTGATGAGGCGAAAAGAAGATACAGAGAACTGTACGCAATGTATATTGATGACGATGCACATGATGTAAAAGAAATTGCTAAGATGGAAAACATCAGTGAGAAAATCGTTTACAGAGATATAGGAATAGCCTGTAAGATACTGTCAGTATATTTGCTTGGAATGTAGTAAATAAACGCTCCCTGCGGCTATACGAAACACATAATACATGCTAAATTGGAATGTAAGAAAAATGTAAGGTTGAAATTGGAAAATTCCAGTGCTATTATGTTAATAGCCAACAACCCCAATGTCACCATTAACACAGAGCCATGTAGTTTTTCTTTCCGAAAGCGCATGAAAGGCTGGCAAAAACGCCAGCCTTGAAGCCTGTGTATGGTAGACGAATTAACGAGCAGGACTGTCCATGATAGGATGGTCTTTTTTGTTATCATCTGAAATGCTCTTGCAGGTATCGGTAATTGCCTGGCAGAGTTCTTCAAATGATAACGAAGTAAGAGAAAGGTCTTTTTTTAGATTGGAAAGAGAGACTGTTTTCTGCTTATCATATTTTTCGTCCAAGGCGGATGTTTTAGCAACATAGAACTCCCACAAGTTCATATCTAAGATATTCCGTTCTTTTTCTTTTGCCGTGTATACAGCGAAGACGTACAGATCAGAATTGCGTTGCAAGGGTGCATCTGCTTTGAAATCACCAGTTTCATCCGGCAGTCTTGCCGGGGCGATGCTGAATGTGATTCTAGGCTTCGTGCCTTCGTGCTGTTCCCACGACTGTATGTATGCGGCAGATTTCACCTCAATCCTGCATGGAAAGCTCGAATTTTCCAGTGGATGGGAGGGCGCATAACGTCTGGTGATATTAGGACCTACAAGGTCGAAGGGTTCAAAGTTGGAGCGGATGTTATTGTTGGTGAAAATCCCACCAAGATCAAGGGCGGCTTTTACGATGAACTCTGCGAAGACTCCACGCTGAGTATTGCGGAGCATATCAGAGTACGCCCATTGCCAGTAGTCGGCAATATGAAATGGCAGGACAGAGCTGCCATTCACAAGATGTTCCAGCCCGGTCAGCATCCGCTGCTTGGAGCCGGAGTAGTTTGCGGTTCGCAAAGAACCGAAGTTGGTATCTTCCATAGTATTTCCTCCTTCGAGAAGGATTATAGCACAAAAGGAGATGGTGATAAATGAAAAGAATTGAAGTTGGCAAAATGAGAGTAGGTGATCTGAAACATAATTTCGGGAATCCTCGAAAGATTTCTAAGAAGAAGGTCGAAGAACTTGAACAGTCATTGGATATGTTTGGGGACTTCGGCATTTTTTTGATTGATGAATACGATAATGTCATCGCCGGGAACCAGCGTTCAATCATACTGGAGAGGAGAGACCCGGATATCGAAGTGGATGTGAAAAGGTTGATTGGATACACAGAGGCAGAACTCCGGGCAATCAATATCCAAGATAATGTCCACGCCGGAGAATGGGATTTGGAATTGCTGGCAGATTGGACCGCAGACCTTACGCTGGATCTGGGAGTAGACCTCAACAATGATAGTCCGGATGAACGGAAGATTGAGGATATGGAACTGATACGGTATGAGAAGTACAATTACGTTATGATCGTATGCAAAAGTGAGATTGATTATAATGATTTGATCCGCAAGCTTGGTATTGAGGGAAGAAAAGTGGCTGTTACCAAGAAGCGAAAGATTAAGGCTAGAGCAATCTGGTACGATCAGATGAAAGCCCAGATTACAGAGAAGCTTGTTGAAGCACAGACGGAACCGGAGAATGAAGGAGAGGAGGGCAAGGAATGAGATATTTAATTGTAGCGGCACACCCGGACGATGAAGCTCTGGGGGCAGGAGCGACAATGCACAAGGCAGCCAAGAATGGCGATGAAGTGTATGTCTGCCTCCTCAGCCATTGGAGTCCTACCCGGGATGATAACCTGGAGGAAGGCATTGCATCCAGCCATGCTATCTTGGGAGTGAAGAAATCCTATGTAGGCGATTTCGGATGTATGAGATTCAAAGATGAAGATCATCATGCAATCGTCAGATTTATTGAAGCAGCCATTAAGGACTGCCAACCAGAAGTGCTTATAACACACCACCCGGTAGATGTCCATGTGGATCATGGCATCACCTCTGAGTGTTGCCTTGAAGCGGCGAAGCTCCCAATGAGGCAGATATGCAAGATAAAGCCCATCAAAAGTATTTTGTTTATGGAGGTGCCCTCTTCTACGGATTGGAATATCAATTCTTCGTCCAACTGCTTCAGGCCTAACGTATTTATGGATGTGTCACAAGAGGATATCCATGAGAAGATCAATGCAATTAGCGTGTATAAGGATGTTATCCGTAAGGCACCACATCCGAGAAGCAGCAGTGTTCTGGCATCTATGGCAGTATGCAGGGGAAGTCAGGCAGGAACTGAATATGCAGAAGCCTTCCAGCTGGCGTTCAGACTGGGGGTGTAGGAATGGGCGTTGTTTCTATTCACCAGCCATGCTATATTCCGTATCTCGGTATTTTTTATAAGATATGGCAGTCTGATAAGTTTGTGTATCTTGATGATGCTCAGTATTCCAACGGATATGTATTTGATTGGAACCGTATTAAGACGCCACAGGGGGAATGTAGATTAAAAGTGCCTACCGCAAGGGTGTTCGGTCAGAAGCTAACGGAAGTAGCTCCAAAGGATTTCCTTAGATGGAAGGATAAACACTTAAAAACAATACAGATGAATTACAAGAAGGCTCCGCATTTTGGCGAAGTCTTTTCTGATTTCAGTGACTGCATCCTTATGGAGTATGAAAGTCTTGCATCGCTGAATATGGCAACTATGAATTTGTTCATAGAGAAATTCGGATGGAAAATGGAGATACTTCGGTCTTCCGATATGCACCTGGATACTAGGGCAGAAGCCAGGGTGATCGAGATTGTTCGGAGGGTAGGTGGCGATACATACCTATCTGGGTATGGAGGCAAAAACTACCAGGATGAGGAACATTTCACCCAAGCCGGAATCAAACTGGTGTACTCAGACTTTCAGCCGCTGAAATATAGCCAGCAGTGGGGAGAGTTCCTGCCGAATATGTCTGTTCTCGACTACTGCATGAATGAAGGATATGAGATTGATAGTTTCTTCGAGGTTCTGAGGGAGGCATATACGGATGAATGATAATGGAGAAGTAACGCTTGGTATCTATGTCCAGAGCTACCATCGATATAATAAGATTATGACACAGGATATTTTGGAACATTGTACCTATGTTGTAAGGGAGAGCGAAGCGGAGCTGTACTGGCAAGCAGGAGTAGAGAATATATGGGCTGCCCCAGATAATGAGGTTAACAATGCCATCAAGACATACTGGTGGATTGTGGATCATGCGCCAGAAGACATCATTTTCATAGCAGACGATGATATTGAAGATATGATGTATCGCTTAGATGATACCACCCGGCTTAATAAGGACAAGGACACTATCATGGCTGAAATCGAAAGAATTGCACAGCTCATGGTTGATTTGAATGTAGGATATGCCTGTATAGACGCCACCGGAATCCCGTATGGGTACGATGGCGAATTTGCATTTAAGGGAACGTCTGGTTCTCTGAAGTGGGTATATAAAAAGGTTCTGAAGGCACGTCCAGATGAAAAGTGCAAGTACAATTATGATCTGGACTTGGTATTGCAGGAGCTTCTGTATAACAGAATCATTCTGAAGCCGAGGTACATCATCTGTAAAGATTATCAGGATGTCAACGCTGGTGGAGACAGCTCAAAACTCCGGCAGGATCAGATAGACAGCATTGAGAACATGAAGCGGAAGTGGGGAAAGTATTTCAAGTATAACTATAAGAATAATAAGCCACAGATCAATGTGCCGAGATAAAAATACTGAATCCATTCAGTTTTTATCTGGAAAATCTTTTGACAACGGAGGTGGAGGTGCTACGATACGGAGTACGCCAAAACATAACCGATGAAAGGAGAATAGAATTATGGCATATGATTTAAGAACTTTGCATGGACATAATATGTATGACTGTGCATCCATGTTACAGAAGGCAATCCGACGGTGTAATCCAAATTTAGCAGGATATGCTGCATATGAGTTGTTTGGGAATTATCATACCTATATGTGGAAGCGTCTGGTAGTTATATCAGCAGAGGACTGTTATGGTATTATGACGAAGGAGATTATTGCCCTAAAGCTGGCGGATGATTTTTGCAACAAAGGCAGAAAGGGATATGACAAAGATCCGTTGTTTGCAGCAAAAGCAATCACCCTTCTTTGTCTGGCAAGGAAGAATCGGGATGCCTGCTATGTAGCCTGCAATTTCATGCTGCCAGATCGCATCTTGGATGAAAAAGAGATTGAGCATGTTGATATCACAAAATGCCATCTTGGAGTGGAGGGGATACCGGATTGGGTATTTGATGTTCATACTCTTACCGGAAAAAGGAAAGGCAAGACAGATCTGGATATGACAATCGAGGAGCAAGCAGCATTGGAACCGAAGCAGCTATCCCTGTTCGATGATTGTTCATGGGAGAACTATTACACTTGGGCAAGAAGCCAGGGGAAGGTAGGGAATAAAGAATGGGCTGACTTCCAGCAGTTCAAGAAAGGACGCAAACTGGAGCCTGATTCCTATATGTAAAATCATCCGTATTTTCTCTGAAATACCTATTGACACTCCGGACGCAGGTGCTACGTTACGAGTACGCTAAATAAAACAAATCGGAGGTAGCACCATGGAAGCAATCAGAAAAGAAATTGAAAAATTAGAAAATAGAATTACCTGGGAAAAGGAGATGCTCGATAAGGCGGTTGAAGATTTCAGAGAGTACGCATCATGGTGTGATGCCTATTCAATCGAAACATTCATTCCTGGGAAGGTAAGAGAGATTGCAGAGTATAGAGCAAAGTTAGAGATGTATGACGAGCAGAAGAAGATGCTTGAATATTTACTCAGACAGCAGGAGGTGTAAAGGTATGGTAGTAAGAGACGGTAAGCTGGTAAAGCAGACGGACATAGTTAGGGAGGCAGTGAAAGCCGGAGAGTGGAAGAAAGCTCTCCGGATTGCGAAGGACTTCCGGATAAATGTAACCAAGGAACAGCGAGATGCGATGGCAAGGGCATATGAGTGTATGGTTCACCCAGAGTTCTATCGTCAGCTTGGTACAGATATAGCCGGAGCGATAGCGAAGGGGCAGGAAGTAGTAAGTTGCCTGTATGGGGCGTAGAAACCCGTAAACTGAATAGATAAATAAATCTTCAAAGGGGCTCGAAAAATGGCTGCATGGGGCTATAGCGAGTTCCTTTTTGGCGTTTAAGAAAGGTGGTGATGGCAGATGTGGCGAATCAACAAAATTTAATACCGAACTCCGAACGAACTCCGAACCAAAGACGGGAACAGGCACAGAAAGCAGGCATTGCATCAGGGGAGGCACGAAGAAAGAAAAAGACCATGAGAGATGCTGCGAGGATGCTCATGGATATGAAGGTGACTGGAAACAACAAGGAAAACCTTCAGAAGATGGGGTTTGCTGAAGAAGATCAGAACTACCAGTCGGCAGTGGTTGCTCGTCTTATGCAGAAAGCAGTTGTTGATGCCGACACGTCTGCCATCCGTCTATTAGGAGAATTGACTGGGGATTTGAATAGATTTGGGCCAGTGCAGGAAGAAAGTGAAGTTGTAGAGCTTGTATATCCGACAATTAATCTTCCGAACAATGGAAGGGATAGGAAGAATACTTTTGAGCTGGCTCCTCAGGCTGGACCGCAAACGGCGTTTATGTCATCCCCAGCAGATATTATCATATATGGCGGCGCTGCTGGTGGCGGAAAGACATACGCATTGCTGCTTGAAGCGCTACGGCACAAGGACGTAAAGGGATTTGGTGCTGTTATATTTCGCCATAACTACAATCAGATCACGGCAGAAGGTGGTTTGTGGGATGCCAGCCAGAAGATATTTGGGCAGGTTCCGGATGCGCACCCAAGAAAGTCTCCAAAGCTTCATTGGAAATTTGATGGTGGAAGCAAGCTGAACTTTGCTCATATTGAAAGAGAAGATGATTTGCAGTCTTGGCAGGGTACGGAGATTGCATATATCGGATTTGACGAGCTGACCCATTTCACGAAGCATCAGTTCTTATATATGCTTTCTAGAAACAGAAGTACCTGCGGCGTGAAGCCGTATGTGAGAGCTACCTGTAACCCGGATGTAGATTCCTGGGTGGCTGAGTTTATTTCATGGTGGATAGATCAGGACACTGGGTATCCAATCCCAGAACGCTCAGGGCAGATACGGTGGATGGTGAATATCAATGATGTCATTTCTTGGTTTTCGACTAGAGAAGAAGGTATCAGGTTCGCCATCGAGCAGGGAATTGAGCCAAAGACAGCGGAGAAGTTGTCGAAAAGCGTGACGTTCATCGCTAGTAAGCTGGAAGATAATAAAGTGCTGATGGAGAATGATCCCGGATACATTGCAAATCTTCTTGCTATGACAGAGGTTGACAAGGAACGTTTGTTGAAAGGTAACTGGAAAATCAAGGCTGCCGCTGGTAAGTATTTCTTACGGAGCCAGGTACGAATGATTGATCGACTGCCCAATGACATCATCATGTGGTGTAGGGCATGGGATCTGGCGGCTACCGATGAAGATGAAGATGGAGATGCAGATTTCACGGCCGGCGTACTCATGGGATTGAGAAGAACCGGAACGGTTGTCGTAGCACACGTTATCAACCAACGCATTAAGGCAGGAGATGTTGAAAAGTTGGTATTGAATACTTCTATCTCAGATAGGGCGAGATTCAGATTCCAGTATGTAATCAGAGTGCCACAGGATCCTGGAGGAGCAGGAAAGACATTGGCAGCACATTACGTTAAGCTGCTGACTGGATTTAATATCAAGATAGTTCCGGTATCCGGAAGTAAAGAATTGAGAGCAACGCCACTGGCCGCACAATGGCAGAATGGAAATATTGAAGTTCTCATAGGCGATTGGAACGATGCCTACTTCTCACAGTTGGAGTCCTTCCCAGAATCCAAACATGATGATATGGTGGATGGTTCGTCTGATGCCTTCACGGAACTCACGGGCGATGGGTTTGACTTTGATAGTTTACTCTAAGGAAAGGAGGTACAGAAAGAATGAATGAACAGCAGAAAGCTATGCTGGATCGGCGGTTGAAACTGCAAAGGGGAGCCGCAATCATCGAAGGAACCCAGGACAAGTTCCGGCAGGATGGTTATAGCAATATGCTCAATAAATACGGAACCGCACAGGACAACTCCACAGCATACCAGTATAACCAGGAGATTATCTCGAATGACCTAGAACTCATACGGCTCTACGAAGGGAACGGCCTGTTTACGAAGATCATTGACCGGCCATCAGAAGAAGCCGTAAAGCATGGGTTTGACATCAACTATGGCGATGAAAGCATTGCAGAGTATGTGGATGACCGGATGGATGCATTGGAACTGGAGGAGAAATTCTCTACTGCTGAAAAGTGGGCGAGACTTTATGGCGGCTCAATCATTGTGATGCTTGTCGATGACGGTAGGGGACTTGAAGAACCTCTTGACTGGAACAATGTAAGAAGCATCGAAGAGCTCAGGGTGTTTGAGAGAGCAATCGTCCAGCCGGACTACGGTTCGATGTATCATTTTCATTTCATGGATACACTGAACAGCAAGAAGAAATTTGGAGAGCCGGAATACTATCAGGTGTTCAGCATCTACGGATATTTCTGTGTACATAGGAGCAGATGCCTGATATTCAGGAATGGCAGGCTTCCGGAACAGACCACCAATGCAATTTATCGGTATTGGGGAATCCCGGAATATGTCAAGATCAAGCGGGCGTTGAGAGAGTGCATCACTTCTCACGAAGATGGTGTGAAGCTGTTGGAACGCTCGGTTCAGGCAATCTACAAGATGAAGAATCTGGCGAATATGCTCAGTACAGAGGATGGCGAGAATAAGGTATTGCAAAGGCTCCAGGTCATTGATATGGCAAGGGGCATTTTAAATTCCATTGCAATCGATACGGACGGCGAGGACTATGATTTCAAGACTTTGCAGATGTCTGGCATCAAAGATGTAATTGACGCTACCTGCAATATGCTGTCGGCAGTAACGGATATCCCACAAACGATTCTGTTCGGGCGGTCCCCGGCAGGAATGAACTCCACCGGCGAAAGTGATTTTGAGAACTACTACAACATGGTGGAGAACATCCAGAAGCAGAACATGAAGGCAAACGCCCGGACTGTTATTGATCTGATACTGAAGCAGGGAGCATTGGAAGGAGCAATACCGGAAGTTCCGAAGTATAAGATGAAATTTGCTGCCCTATGGTCCATGTCTGATACAGAGAAGGCAAATGTGGAGCAGACAAAGGCACAGACGGAATACACCAAAGCCCAGACGGCTCAGATTTACATGGACAGCAATGTGCTTGATCCATCAGAGGCACGGAAGTCACTGGCATCTGGAGACGAATTTGAGATTGAGGAGGTAATCTCCGATAATGACCTCGATCTGCCGGATGATGTTTTTGAGTTGTCCCAGACTACGGATGATCCGGCGAAGTCGGTATTCTCTACCGGTGATTTGATCGAGATTGCCGGAACGGATATTGACAAGAAGAAAGATGATGATTCTGGGATTATCAGTATTGAAGTAGTTGGAACTGGTGATGAAGAAATCAATATTGAAGAGCAGATCGACATAGAACTCCCGAATGAGGATGGAGAAGATTTCCCGGCAGCAGCAGTCATCATCATCAAGGACGGAAAAATCCTATGTGCTTCCAGAAGAAACAATGAAGGGATCTGCGGCCCCGGAGGCCATGCGGAAGATGGTGAGACACCGGAAGAAACAGCCGTTAGAGAGGCTACAGAGGAGTTTAACATCGTACCCCTTAATCTTCTACCTGTGGGCGAATACAAAGGCTCCTCAGGGCAGTACATGCCTTCTATGGTATACTTTACCGATCAATTCTCTGGAACGCCGGAAGCGGATGGCTTTGAAATGATGAATGAAAGATGGCTGTCGCTCGAAGAACTGATGAATGAACAGCTATTCCCTCCGTTCAAGGATAGCTTGGATATGCTGGTGGATTTACTTTCTGGAAATAATTTGACAACCAGTAATTCTACTGATACGATTGTTGTAGGAACAAATCAAGACGGCGGCTCTGGCTCTGGAAATTTCGGGCATGGTGGAAGACCTGGAAATATTGGTGGTTCATCTGGCAGTTCTGGAGCAAAGGCTGATTTTAAGGCAGCCAATGAATACAGTAAGGCATTGAAGGGGACAAAAACTGTTGGTGGAATAGAAATAAAAAGTGTTTCAGGGCACGCAGCATATCGTATGAAAAAAAGAGGATATAGCGTAGATGATGTAAAAGAAGCAATTACAGGGGCTGGAATACGGTATTCAGGAAATAAGAAAAATCCAGACGCTGAATGTTATCAGCATAACGGAACACGAATTATAGTATCCCCGGAAGGAAAAATAGTTTCAGTTGTTAAATTGGAGGATTCAACATGAAAGTAGGTTTGAGCAAAAAGCAGTTGGACTTTCTTGAAGGAAAATTTGGAATAACAAAATCTGATGTGCAAAAAATGGACAGAAAGCAATGGAATAAGGTCAGAGAGGATTGTTTTGAAATAGAAACAGACGAACTGCTTGATTGCGAAAAAAATGGGGGTAATTGTGACTATTGTGATACAGAAGATTATCACATGGCTTCTTCCATTATCGACCTGCCATATGAGGAATGATGAAGGAGGCACATATGGATAACTTCAAAACAATCTACCGCATCCTTTGGTATCTGGAAAAGGCCATGGATTACGATGAGGCAGATATTGATTTCATATCCGCCTCAAAGCTGGGAATCACAGAACAGAGGTGGGCTGCCATAATGCAGATGCTGGTAAATGAAGGATATATAACCGGCATCGGAGTAAAGCGGTCTGCTGATGGAGAAGTCAGTTTGTCGGTATCAGATGTCAGGATCACGATGAAAGGGCTGGAATATCTCCAGGAAAACTCATTGATGCAGAAGGCAGCAAATCTCGCAAAGGGGATTGCAGAAATCATGCCATAAATAAATGGAGTCCGCAGGAACGTCCATGTGACAATCCACGGACAAAAAACGGACGCATATAGAAAACAAGAAAAATGACCTGGGTCAAATCGAATTTTGTACCTGGGTCATTTTGCATTTGTACCTCAGCGTAAATTGCTGAAAGCCTTTATTTTCCTACATTTTTTCATGCGTCCTACGGACAGTCACACTTTTTTTGGCGTGACTGTCACGGATTTTGTCCTTGACCATACCGTCACCGTATACCGTAACCATATAAAAGATATATATGGTCATCAAATAAAAATCAGTAATTCTATGGAAAATCTTATTGACAACGGTGGAGGTACTGTTACGATACGCCTACGCTAAAACAAACCGTAAAACCACTGATTAAAGGAGGATGGCTATATGGATGAACTGAACAGAGAGCAGTTAGAGAAAATGGTAGATGTTCTTAGTAACCTTGTTTTGGAGTTTGTTGATGCACAAACAGCTGAGAGATTACTGAAAGCCAATGGTTTTGAGAGTGAGGAACTGAGAGCAATCGGTTTTGATGTAGAGATATAGGTCTGGCAGCGACGGTGAGAAAATTGAATAGAAGCCTATGGACAGTCTGTGCGATCCGCATGGGCTGTTTTTATTTTTGAGGAGGTGGTGATGAATGTGAATGAGCGTCAGATGAACCGGCTGCTGATGGAGAAGGTCAGCAAGAAATTCTACGGGCATGACACGCTGAAAAGCAAGTATGAACCGCAGATCCCGTTATCTGCTGAACGGGAGTATGTCCGAACCACCAATGCCTATATGGCGATCCTTAAAAGCGAGTTGGAAGAACAGCTCCCAAAGCTGAAGGAAGCCTACAAGAAGGAACGGGACGCAGATGTGAAGAACCAGAGAAATGATTCTGCCACCGATTTGCAGCTGGCGATTACCGGCATATTCAACACGATCAAGAATAATGTCATTGCCAGAACAATAGGGTTTGGCCTGCGGCGTAAGCTGGAAAATCTGGCACATCTTAACCGTAAGCTGACAGTGAAGGAATGGAAACGGGCGATCAAGGCTACCCTTGGTATCGACATCCGGGAGGACTATTACCTTGGGAGCTTTTTTGAAAAGGAGCTTGCGAAGTGGATTGATGAAAACGTCGGCCTGATCAAGACCATTCCAGAGAACACGCTGGATAAGATGCGGGATATCGTATATGACGGCTTTGCCAATGGAAAGACCACCACCCGTATCGTGAAGGAAATCCGGAAAGTATATGGTTCCAGCCGCCGGAGGGCAGAACTCATTGCACGGGATCAGACAGCGAAGCTGAACGGACAGATACAGAGAGCACAGCAGCTTGATGCCGGGGTAACAGAGTACATCTGGTCTACTTCCGGCGATGAGCGTGTCAGGCGCAGCCACAGGGAACTGAACGGCAGGAAATTCTCATGGAACGATGCTCCCGTCAACTCAGATGGGCGGAAATGCCACCCAGGGCAGGATTACCAATGCCGCTGTATTGGCAGGCCAGTCTTTAACCGCAGTATGAATCTGCCGTTTGTGGATGAAGAACCGGTGAAGATAACCATAAAAAAGAATGGAGGTTAGGGAAATGGATGAAGCAATCAAAAACATCTGTCAGGCTCTTAAAGAGGAGGCAGATGCAGTTATCAGCTACACAGACAAGATTTCCAGCATTTCGGAAACCGAAGGCATGGAGCCGGTGGCAATGCAGTTTGCCAGCATCCGTCTGGATGAGGTGGAGCATATCCAGAATCTGGCGATCGAGCTTACCAGACTGATGATGACGGATCCAGAACCTGCCGCTGAACCGGGCGGCGAAGAAGATGAGCAATAAGGAAGGCTATCCGGACAAGACAGCAGACATCGCCATCAGCAGGGTAGCCAGACAGGAGAAGATGGCGGCAAAGAGAAGAGCAGGAGGAAGAAAGGAACATGGAAAGCAGAGAACCACCAAAACTGGAACGGGTAACAAGGATTGACAGCATCCCTGCCGGAAGTACCTACTTCAACGAGCAGGGATTTTTGCATGATACGCCGATTGTTACCTCTACGGGAATCTTTGAATATGGATTGCCGGATGGCGGAGTCCGAAGGGAGCTGCGGCTGCCGGAACACGTTTTTGATAAGCAGTCCCTTGCTTCATATGCAGGGAAGCCGGTAATTATCACACATGATGCCGGGGCAATTGACAAGAACAATGTTATGAAGGAAATTGTCGGCACGATCATCAGTGAAGGATTCCGGGATGGTGAAGATGTCAGATGCAAGGTTGTCATCCACGATATTGACAAGGTGAAAAGGACGCCATACCGGGAACTGAGCCTCGGATACAATCTGGACCTCATAGAAGAACCCGGCGAATGGAATGGCGAGAAATATGATGCCATCCAGACGAACATCCGCATCAACCACCTGGCGATCGTAGATAAAGCAAGAGCCGGGGAACAATCGCATCTTAACCTCGATGGCAAGAAAGTCGAGTTGGATGATAGAAAAGTACCAAAAGGAGGTAGAAGAAAAATGAAAAATGCAACAAGAAGTGACAGCGTTGCGATGACACCGGAAGAACTGGTTGAAGCGATCAATGCCTACAAATCTTCCAAGGGTAGTGGTCCTGAAGAAGGGGCCGCTGCCGGTGATGGTATCGGCAAAGAGGGCAGTGCAGTGGAAACGCCTGCTTTACCGGCTGGAGAAACCGCCCCAGCTTCAAGCGAGGCAGAACCAGTTAAAACTCCGGAACCGGAAAAGGAAGATGGCGGAGGAAAAGACAGGCTTATCTGCGCATTAGAGGAGCTGTTGTCAGTCCTCAAAGGAGGATCAGAAGTTCCAGCCACAGAATCCACGGATGCCGCAGATGGTGCAGGATGTGGACCTGAGGAGAAGGAGGATAACGCAGACAGCTCCGATGATAAGTCTGGCTCCATGAACGCCGATGCTGCGGATGACATCTTCCGGCAGCGGCTCAGTATCTGCCGTATGGGAGATAAGCTCCATATGGATGGTCTGGAAGATAAATCTATCATGGATGGCAAGAAAGCTATCATTGCAAAGGTATTCCCAGACATGAGGCTGGATGGAAAGAACACAGCCTATATTGATGCCATGTATGATCTGGCAGTAAATGAAGCTGGAAAACGCAAGGATGTCAATTACCAGAGACGGCAGATGACCGGAGGCTCTGCACCTCAGCAGAGAGCTGACAGTGCAGGCGGATCCATGGCGGCAACTGCAAGGCAGAGAATGATCGAAAGAGAAGGAGGAAACGAGTAATGGCAGCACAGTTAGACTACAGTTACACCACACCTAAGGGTGTGGCAGGCGGCAAGTACGATATCGCCTTTGATGAAGTTATCACTCGTAAAAACGAGGAAGCGGATGGTGTCCTCAAATATGGTATGGCGGCAATGATCGGAACTAATGCTGGATCAGACGTAAAAGTTCCTGCTACAAGCTGTACTGCTGATAAAATCGAGGGCATCGTTCTTCGGGCAGCAAACACAGAACAGGATATGAACGGACACGTTGTTGTAAAAAAAGGTGCATCTGTCGGCATTGTACGCAAAGGCCGGGTATGGTGCAGACTTGCATCCGATGCTGAACCTGCCTACGGAGCAAAGGCCTATGTTGTAGTTACCGGAAAGGATGCCGGTACGTTCACCCATACGGAAGGCAGCAATGTTGATATCGGAGCCACTTTTGGCAATGCCAAGGATGACGGCATCGCTGTTGTTGAGATCAGAATGTAAGAGGAGGATAAAAGACAATGAGCAAACAGTACAATCCAGAAATGCCTTCTGCTGGTTACGACCAGGCGGATTTCGCCGCATTGATGGCATCCAACATCACACCTACTCTGGCAACCAATAAGCAGATGCACTTTGACGGCGTTGAAGATGCATCTGTTTTCTTTGCGAGAGAGCTGGACTACATCAAGTCCAAGTCCTATGACAAGATCTATCCGGAGTTCACAGCTCTGAACAACTTCCCTATCACCCATGAGGTGCCGGAGGGAGCGGAGAGCATGACTTATTACAGCTACGAGAAGACCGGTATGGCGGTTATCATCAGCAACTATGCCACCGACCTTCCAAGAGCTGACGTAAAGGGCCGGCCGACTACGGCGATGATCAAATCCATCGGCGACAGCTACGGTTATTCCATTCAGGAAATGAGAGCCAGCCGCATGGCAGGAAAGAGCCTGGATACCCGTAAGGCAGAAGCGGCCCGTTATGCCATTGACCGCAAGACCAACGAGATCGCCTTTGCCGGTGACAAGGAACATAACATCATGGGCATTCTGTCCAAGGATAATAACGTCCCGTTATACACCGTGGCAACCGTAGATTCTTCCAAGACCGCATGGAAAGATAAGTCTGCTGCTGAAATCCTGGCAGACATCAACGGTATGTTTGCATATCAGTCCAAGATCACTCAGGATGTGGAGAGAGCCGACACTCTGGCTATCCCCCCTGCACAGTACATCGACATTTCCACCCGGCAGATCCCGAACACCGGATATACGGTTAAGAAGTTCCTGTTAGAGAACGCACCGTATCTGAAGGAGATCATCTCCGCACCGGAACTTTCCGCAACAAACAAATCAACCAACCCATATGACTCGGATGTTGCACTGCTGTTTACCAACAGCGCTGATAAGTTCAGCCTGGAGGTTCCCATGGCGTTCTATCAGTATCCATTACAGAACCGCAATCTGGAAGTGATCGTCCCCTGCGAGGAGCGTGTGGCTGGTATCGTATTATACTATCCGCTGTCTGCGCTGATCGCAACCGGCATCTAAGAGAAGGAGGACATGGCAATGAAGCTTGAAAATATTTCAAACGGTAAGATCATTGGGATCGGTGAGGTAACAGTGCTCCCCGGAGAAACAAAGGATATCCCGGAGGCATATGAGACAAGTCCGATCCTGGAAGTGTACAAGAGGAATGGGTTTGCCAAGATCACTGGCAAGCCCAAATCTGTTGAGAAATCCGAGGCTGAGAAGGCTGCCGCAGAAGCGGATGCTGCGAAGAAAGCGGCTGAGGACGCAGAAGCACTCCGGCAGGCCCGTTTGGCTGCCCTTGAAGGGATCAGCGAGGAAGCTCTTGGAAAGATGGCAAACGAGCTTGGCATCAATCCGGCTGAGTGCAAGGATCAGGCAGATGTTCTGAAGAAGGTTAAGGCAGCACTGAAGAAGCAGTGAGGTGAGCAGCATGGATGCACTTGAAATCTTCCGACTGGTAGCAACCGAATTTTCTGATATGCCGGATGATGATGAAATAAACCCGGACACTGGAAAGATTGCCCGTTATGGTGTGAAAACATTCCTGAAACTCTACTCCGACCAGATATCGGAGAAGCGCTTTGGAAGCTCTTATCAAAAAGCGCTGGCATATCTGACCGCCCATAAATTGAAGATGAATGGTTATGGGATCAACGAGAATGGCAAGATTTCGGATTCTCTCAGTGTGGGGTCATACTCCGAAGGAGAAACATCCATCAGCTACACCACAAACCAGCAGACGAACCTCCAGGTCGATGCGGAGTATGCACTTACCGTATATGGCCTGGAGTTTCTTACGCTCAGGAGAAATGCGATCATCCCTATCGTGTCTGCTGGTGAGGGGCCTTGCTATGGGAGTTAAGATCAGGGACAGGATGACGCCGGACGGTATCAGATTCCAGAAGATGCTAAAGGAACTCGCAGACAAGGAAGTTCGTATCGGATTCCAGCATGGCAAAGCCACAGAGGACGATGGTACGGATGTCTGCGATGTGGCAGCATGGAATGAGCTTGGCACGGTCAATATGCCCTCCCGTCCATTTCTCCGGAAAAGCGTGGATGAAAATGAAGACAGGATAAATGGTTTCCTGCAATCTACAAAAGCGGATCTGGTGAAAGGAGTACCAGCGGAACAGATCCTGAAAGAGATAGGGATATTCCAGAAGGACCTCATACAGGAGAAGATAACCGAAGGAAGCTATGAACCGAATGCAGCATCTACCATAAGGCGAAAAGGCTCCAGTAAGCCACTGATCGATACAGGCAGGATGCGGCAGTCAGTCAACTATGAGATCAGGAAGAAGGGAAGTGAGGACTGATGAATTTTTTTAAGCGCCCGCATTTGTTAAGGCGTTATTCTCGCCCTAAAATTGAAAGAGGATATTCTACTATACCTTATGAAGAAAAAACCTTCCCTATGGACGTACAGACGTTAGAGGACGTAGTGATCACTTCGCCGGAAGGTTCCAGATCCGTACAGCGGTTAAAAGTTTTTTGCGATAAAGAACTCTTGGTTGAAAATGAAGCGAATCAGCAGAAAGCAGATTGGCTGTGGTTTCAGGGAAAGTGGTTTGAGTGCCGGTCATGCAGGCTGAGTGAGAACACTCCGCTCAGGCATTATACAGCCACTTTTGTAGAGTGCTTGTATCCGGATTAGGGGGTGCAGATGAAGCTTATTGATGTCAAAGAAAAGATCTGTGATCTTGCCAGTATGTTTTTTCAAGGGGCGACGGTTATCTGGTCGGAGCAGATGAATACGAAACCTGCGCCCCCTCTCGTTGAATTAAAGTGCGGCCCCATTCACAGAACGGCATTTCCTGTTGTCGATGATGCGCTGAATCGGGTTTACCACGAAAGAACGATTTTAGAGGTCGATCTGTACACAAAGGGAAGGCCGGTTAATGTCGAAGAACATGCAGTTGGGAATTACATAAATACTGCTACCTCGGATTTGATGGATTTCGCATATTTCATCGAATCCGATGAGATTACGGATATGATTGCCGATTGGGGAATGGATATATCCCTGAATCCCCCCGTAAGAGATCTGACAGATCTTCAGAATGACAGCAGATACCGTTATAGGGCTATGGCTGAGTTTACGGTATCATTTGCCCAAGAGGCCGGAGGACCGTTTGGACTCAGGAATGGATCCGAATATTCAAACAGCAGCGGAGGCGGAACTGATGAACAGGTCCATGCAGAAGACTATGTGATCGAAGATGTAGATGTAAAAGAGGAGTGATAAAGTGAAGAATAATCCCATTGATGATATTGTGAAATGCAACATAGATATTTCCAGCCCCATTTCCGGGGACGAAAGTTTTGGAAATATTCTCGTTGTTGTTCCGGGACCGAAAGCTGATGAAGATTCCAGCGTTAAGGGAACCATTAAGATCAGCAAAGTAGAGGAACTGAAAGAGTATGGTTACACGGAAGAGGAAGATGGCTATATTGCAGCTGATGTAGCATTCAGCCAAACCCCGTCGCCATCGTTCGTGTATTTGTGTATTAGAAATAAGCCAGATTCCTACGAAAATATTGAGGATACGCTTAATCGGGCCAATTCGGAGTGCGGTTTTTATGGAGTATGTCTGATCGGATATGATGATCCGAACGACATTAAGCTGGCAGCAAAATGGGTCGAGGCCCATGAGAAGTTATTTGGTTTCTCCTATACGGATATTGATTCCTGTCCTGTTACAGAAACCACTTATTACAGAACATTCGGCCTGTTTTCCGGAAAGGCAGATGGCTATGAAGCAGGATCCCAGCCGAAGGAGAACCAGTTTGCTGCCCTTGCCTTAATGGCAAAATGTTTTGGATATGCCCCCGGATCTGAAACATGGCATCTGAAAGAGATTGCAGAGATTACGCCTTCTGTCCTCAGCAGTGAGGAAAAAGCAAAGCTTGAAAAGGCGAATATCAACAAGTACCTGACCTACGCTGGAAGTAATGTTACGATCGGAGGGATGGTCTTGGCTGGGGAATGGATTGATGTGATCCGGTTCCGTGACTGGCTGAAGAACCAGATGCAGACACGGGTATTCCGTGTGATGAAGTCAAATAAAAAAGTGCCGTTTTTGGATACTGGGATCAGTCTGATCGAGGGAGCTATCGAAGCAACGCTTTTGGAAGGGCAGACCGTAGGAGGGATTGCCCCATCAGAATATGACGAAGATGGCAATGAAGTCCCAGGATTTACAGTAAAGGTTCCCAGAGCAAAGGATTTTACGGAAGCTGAGAGAAAGAGCCGCAAGATCACCGGATTCCGGTACAGTGCCAAGTTATCCGGGGCAATCCATCTGGTTGAGATCAACGGCTACTTGACGTTTTAAGGAGGTGATCGGATGACTACAACATATAACCCCAAAAAAGTAACGTGTTCGCTTGGAAATCATATTGTTTCTGGATTTGCAGATGACAGCATGATCACGGTTGAGTTTGCTGGTGACGGCACAAGCTACGTCTCAGGTGCTGATGGCGAGGTTGTAAGGAGCATTGATCCATCGGAAATCTATACGGTAAAGCTTGCTGTTTTGCAGACATCCCCTACAAACGCATTCTTACAGAATATGTTTGATAAGGATAAGAAGGACGGAAATGGAACCTTCAATATCAACATCAACGATATTCTTGGAAAAGAAAAGTTTGTCGCAGAAGTCGGCTGGGTTACAAAGCCGGCTTCTTTTGTCCGGGGGAAGACCCAGAATAACAGAGAATGGGAAATTGCCTGCAAAGGGCAGTTTAAATAATGGAGGTAGATTATGGCATTAAAACAGGTAGAGCCGACCGTGAAAAAGGTCGGTGAGTATAACTTTTACATCAGACCATTCGCAGCTTTTAAGGCAGCGAATCTTACCGGGGAGCTGGCATCTGTGCTGGCTCCCCTTTTAAGTGCGCTGGCTCCTCTTGCCGGAGCTGGCGGAAATCTTATGGACGTTGATGCCGGGAAAGCCGCAGAAGCGATGTCAAATTGCACAGCTATCGACGGTGATAAGTTAGAACGCCTTACGAAAAAATTACTGTTAGGCGGCCATATTGCGGTGGAAGTAACCGGGGATGACGGGGAAACCGAAGGACAGATCTTGGACGAGAACCTGATCAATGAAATGTTCTGCGGGGAAGTGCAGGATATGTTTATACTCTGTTTCCATGTGATCCAGCTGAATTTTAACGGTTTTTTCAAGAGGTTCGCCGGCCTATCTGGCAAGGGAAAGTCGGCGGCGAAGAAGACTCCGAGAAAGATTTTGTAAAATACGGAAGGTTCGACTATTCGCAGTTTAGTGAATTGGAACTCCGATGCTATATCCTGATCAAAGCAAGGATCGCTTCCATGCAGGAATTAAAAGAAGTGTATACATTGGATGAAGCACTAAAGCTTTATGCCCTGTATGAAATGGAGATGGATATAGAAAAAGGACGTGCTTATGAACTGGAAAGGAGGCCTTAGGTGACTATACGGGACATAGCGGTTGCATTCGGGTTTGAGGTTGATAAGAAAAGCGAAAAAGATGCAGAGAGTAGCATTAAAGGATTAAAAAGCCTTGCTTCAAAGCTGCTCGGAGCAATCGGGATTGTGTTTTCTGTCAAAGGTCTGTCTGACCTGGCTCAGGCAGCCGCAGATGTAGAAGCGCTACAGTCTCAGTTCTCGCAGGTATTTGGAGAAATTGAAAGTGATGCATCCGATCATTTGGAATCCATAGCGGATGATACCGGCGTATTGGTAAACCGTATGAAAGGCAGCTTTGTCCAGATTGCCGCCTTTTCAAAAACCACCGGTGCTACGCAGGAAGAAGCATTAAATCTTGCTGACAGGGGAATGAAGGCAGTAGCCGATTCGGCGGCGTTTTATGATCGGTCTCTGGAGGATGCCACAGAATCACTGCAATCTTTCCTGAAAGGAAATTATGAGAATGATGCTGCGCTGGGATTATCCTGTACGGAAACCACACGAAATGCAGCAGCCAATGAGCTATACGGAAAATCTTTTAAGGATCTGTCGGAATACCAGAAGCAGCTGACGTTGCTGAAGATGGTTGAAGATGCCAATAAGGCTTCCGGAGCATTGGGACAGGCTGCCAGAGAATCAGACACCTGGACCAATCAACTCGGTAATCTAAAGCAATCGCTGATCGATTTAAAAGCAGCTACAGGCAGCACATTCTTGAAGCCGGCAGTTTCGGTATTAAAACTACTTACCAGATTAGCCCAAGGAGCTACAAAGGCAGTTCAGAGCCTTACAGCTGAAAACGGATTGCTGACCCGTGCAACGGAACGGTATCATGCCTTGGTAAAATTATTGCAGCCTGCAATAGACCGTATGACCTCCGTGATGTCGAGGGGATTTACCAAGGGGGTAGAAGTTACAAAGGAGATTGTTGAACGGCTTGGCGGCATAGATAATGTGATGCAGATACTTGCCATTACTGCGGCAGCATTTTTCCTGGTGATGAACTGGAGTAAGATCATAACCGGCGCAAAGATGTTCATGCAGTTAATAGCCGGAATCGGTAAGATGTTCTCTCTTGCCAACTTAAAGATACTGGCGGTCGTAGGAGTAATTGTAGTTCTGGCCCTGATCGTTGAGGATTTCATCAACTTCCTGCTTGGAAATGATTCTGTGATTGGGACCATTTTCGATAAAGCCGGTATTGGTGCAGATAATGCACGGCAGGCTATCTTTAATGCATTTGGTAAGATCAAGAAGTTTTTAATACCTGTATTTGATGCCATCATATCAACTATTGATATGCTTCTTGGAGTACTTGGCAAATTAGGAGGGTTCATTACTGAACATACAGGGCTGGTAGAAGCACTTGCTGTTGCATATGGTGGTTTTAGGCTTGTTTCTGCAATAAAGCAGTTAAAAGATTTTACAAAGCAAATGACACTGGCAACAGTAGCTAAAATCAAAGATAAGGCTGAGACATTATACTTGAATGCACTATACGCAAAGGATTTCGTTGTGAGCCTTGTGCAATCGACTGCGGCATTGGCAAAGCAAGCAGCACAGTTTGCGATTTCCACTGCGTTAAAAGTAGCTGATACAGTCGCACAAGGTGCCATGACAGCGGCAACATTGGCATGGAATGCTGCGGCTACCATAGGCGCTGCGGTAACGAGTGCATTTGGTGCAGCAATAGCATTTTTGACGAGTCCGATTGGAATTGTGATAGCTGCGATAGCGGCACTTATTGCAATCGGAATCCTTTTGTATAAGAACTGGGATACGATAAAGGAATATGCTGTAGCCATCTGGAACAATATTGTTGCTGGAGTTACTGGGGCGATTTCCACCGTAAAGACTACCATTGTTGAAGGGCTTACAGCTGCGATTAACTGGATCAAATCCCTGCCGGAGAGCGCTGTGAAATGGGGCTCAGATATCATTGACGGCATTGTGAAGGGAATCAAGGGTGCGATCGGAAAGGTTGGGGATGCGGTCAAAGGTATTGCAGAGAAGATCACCTCATTCCTGCATTTTTCTGTTCCGGATGAAGGACCATTGACAGACTACGAATCATGGATGCCGGATTTTATGCAGGGTCTTGCAAAGGGGATCGGAGATAATGATTATCTTGTCCTTGATAAAGTAAGGAACATGGCAGGAGATATTGCTATGCTTATCAAATCCGCCACGGCAAATGTAAGGACTGCGGCTGCCGGTGCGGTGAATAATGTCCGGTCGAGTGTTACACAGAATGTGAACATTGACAATACCTACAATGGCGGAGGCGTTGAGGCTCAGAAGAACGTTTCCAGAGCCATGAAGAAATCCGCGACTGATGCAACTACAGAGATGGCGAGAGCACTTGAATATGCAAGGGGGTAATTTGAATGGCAAAACGATCATTACAGCCAGTAAGTATCTGGGGAATCGAGTTTGATGCCCTTGTTGATGAAACAAAAAGCTTATCTGCTACAGTGCCTGCTTATCCTGTAGAAGCCGGATTTCCGGTATCTGATACGATCATATTGGACCCTATCAGCATCAGCATGACATTGTATGTGAGCAATACCCCGGTAACATGGCTGTACCGCCATGGAAGTTCTATGGACCGTGTGAATCAGATCTGCGAACTGATCGAACGGAAATGGCTTGAAAAGGAATTGGCGAAGATCGTCACCTCGGATACCATATATACGGATATGGGGATTACCAGTCTTTCGATCAAGAAGTCCAGAGAAATCGGGTATGCCAGAGAAATATCTATATCCGCACAGAAGATCCGTATTACAAGGCGGGAAACAGCGGAAATACCCGATTATATCCTGAAAAGCGGAAAAACGCAGTCAAACGCAGGAACCGCATCAACATCTACAACATCAGAAAAGCCCGGTGCTGGTCTGGGAGAAGGCTCTTTGGGAAGCGCTGATGATAAAAAAAGTGATGCAAAGAAAGGCCGTTCGATCCTGTATGGTGTTGCGGACGGCCTTGGATTCATTTAGGAGGTTGTATGATATATATAAAGGTTCCAGACAGAAATGACAGCATATCATCCTTGTCGATTGACGGCACAGAGTACCTGATCCGGTTCACCTACAATGAAAAATTTGATTATTGGAGTTTTGGTTTGTATCGGGCCATTGACGAACCTATTATAGCGATGACAAAGATCGTTCCAAATTTCCCGTTGATCCATTATTATACCTACACCGAACTCCCTGATGGTATATTTGGATGCCTGTCGGACACGGATCATGTGGGCCGGCAGGCATTTAATGATAAGACTGCTGAATTTCTGTACATCCCAAATGCAGAACTGGAGGATGGATAAATGTCAAACGAAAATTTCAGAAGGACCTATACGTTAAAATGCGGGAAGGCAGGAGGGCAGGGATTCCAGATCGGAAATATCCATAATGCCATTGATGATGTCCTGCATATCTCATTCAGTATTGAAAAATGTGATGTTGAAAGCCCCAATACTGCGAAGCTTCAGGTGTGGAACCTATCGAATGAGAATTTAAAGATCCTTGACGGTGAGGATTGTATCGTAGAATTAAAGGCCGGCTATGACAGGAATGACACCCTGATCATGGTTGGGAACATAACCGCTGTTACAACGACCCCGGAAAACGCAGACAGGATGACGGAAATAGCCGTTATGGACGGAAGGGTGGAACTGAGAGATACAGCTGTGAGCCTGTCATTAAACGGTCCCGTGAACTGCCTGGATCTGTACAAGCAGGTTGCGGGCATGATGGGGCTGCCGATCGTTTTTGCAGATGACCTTACTTATGCGATTTTTCCCAATGGGTTTGCTTATGTCGGAAAGGCCAAAGGTATTTTGCAGAAGATCGCAGAATACTGCGGACACAGCTGGACCATACAGAATCAGATCATTCAGGTCACATGGCCCGGACGAGCCATTAGTCCCAGGGCGTTTATGTTGAACAGTGATACCGGACTGATAGGTATCCCTAAACGTATCACCATCGGGACTGGAACGAATAAATCTCAGACCGGCTGGGAGATCGAGTATTTCCTGAATGGGGCAATCGGGGTGAATGATGTGATCCAGCTGAGCAGTTCTACAGCCAATGGATACTACAGGGTATATAAGGTCACGATAGACGGAGATAATCAACAGGGCGATTGGATCTGCACGGCACAGGTGCTTGAGATCAAGGCAGATGCTGCCCTTGATGTGAAGGCACGAAGTTAGGAGGTGGGCTGTTTATGATGCAGGAATTTGCGCAGCAGGTCGAAGATACCGCCAAGGCGGTAATGGGTGAGATGCACACGGCAATCCCCGGCACGATCGTATCATACGATTGCAACAATGGTACTGCGGTGGTAAAGCCATCCGGAAAGTATACGACATTTGAAGGAGAACGGCTGGAATATCCGCAGATCCCGGAGGTCCCGGTGGTATTTCCATTCAGCCAGGCATCGAACACCGGGGTTATTTTCCCTGTGAGGAGCGGTGACGGCTGTCTTATTGTGGTTTCGGAGGTTGAGCTGGATGAATGGAGATCAGGGGCTGAGTCGAGCGGGGCATTAAAGTTTGACCTGACGAATGCAGTATGTATCCCGGGGCTGATGAAAACAGGGAACAGTCTGGCGGCACAGGCAGTTAACCAAAACGCTGTGATCATCTATTCAGGTTCCGTCTCTATGTCTATCTCAGAAGCAGGGATAGCCATAGGGGGCGATTTAAAAGTAACAGGCAATATTTCTTCCACTGGCGATATAAAAGCCGGTAAAATCGCTTTACAGAAGCATACACATAAGTCATCAGAACCGGGAACCAACACCGGGACGCCTGAGTAGGAGGGGCCATGGATATTTTGTTAGACAGGTCTGGAGATTTGCTGTTATCAGATACCGGAGATATTGTATTGAATGATTCTGTGGCACAAAAGATACGGATCCGGCTTCTGTGGTTTGAAGGCGAATGGAAGTGGGACAGAGAGGAAGGAATCCCTTATTTCGATCAGCTGCTTGTAAAGAATCCCAACCTTGATTATTTTGAAAGTGTAATCAGAGACCGGATTTTTGAGATTGATGAAATCACGGATGTTAAAAATGTTGAAATAACATTTAACCGGGAAACAAGAAATGCAGTAATAAAATTTGTGGCACTGACAGATCGCGAAACGATAAAGGATGAGGTGGTGATAAGATGCAGGATTACGGAGTAACGGATAAGGGATTTGTCTTAAAGCGTATGGATACGATCTTGGAACAGATCCATGCTGATCTATCAGAGGGTTTTGGGTTCGATACCAGGCTAACAGGAGCTTCGTTCCTTAATACACTGATTATGACCTTTGCCGGACAGGTCGCTGATCTGTGGGAGATCGCCCAGGATACCTATTACTCGAAGAGTCCGTCTACAGCAGAAGGCGTAAACCTTGACAATGCGGTACAGTATGGAGGGATCAGAAGGGCCGCCAGCAGACAGACCAGTTATCCTCTACACTGTACGGGAGATGACGGAACGCTTGTGAGAAAAGGCGTGATTGTGGCTACGGATACTATGCCGGAAATCCGTCTTTATTCTGCAAGCGATTTTAAGATAACCCGCGAGAACAGCAATGCAATCAGCATAAAAGTAGCTGCGGTTGAAAAGGATGCCGTATATTCTGTGAGTATCAACGGAGAACAGTTCAATTATTCTAATGCCGATGGAAATGAGAAGAGCATACTTGAAGGCATTGCAGAAAAGATCAACAATGAAGGGTATGAGGTAAAATACGATGGTTCAGAGGGTATCCTGAGTATTTCCGATCTGACTGTATCCCGGAATAACTTTTTCGTATTATCGGATAACCTGACAACCAAAAGCGTAACCTCCATTGCCAATTTCCTTACAGAAGATTACGGCGAGATCACGCTGCCATATGGAATTGTCACGAAGATGATCAACAATATTTCAGGATTCAACGCTGTTGTGAACCGTCTGGAACCCATTTATGGCAGATTGCAGGAAACGGATATTGAATTACGGCAGTCATACATTGCGAAATCAGCGCTGCGGTCGAATACCATGATCGACAGCATTGTGGCAGAACTGCTGAACAATGTTACAGGCGTAGAGTCGGCATCCGGTTATGAAAATGAAACCGATACTACCAACGAAAGAGGAATGCCGCCGCATAGTATTGAAATCATTGTAGATGGCGGTGATACCAACCAGATTGCGGAGGCCATTCTGAAACGGAAAGCTGGTGGTATCTACACCTATGGAAATGTAGCTGCTTCCGTTGTTGGCAAGTATGGGGAATCTATACCGGTACGGTTTAACCGTCCGGAATATCTCTATGTATGGATGAAGGTAACTTTGTATGGGGATGAGAAAAAAATACCGGCAAATTATATGACCCTTGCATCAGACGTTATCTGCTCCTACGGGGAACGCTTGGTTGCAGGAGACAGCCTGCTGATCCAGCAGCTCCACGAAGGAATTTATGATGCTGTTTCAGGGGTTACATACATTAAGATTGAAACGGCGTACGCTGCTGATAAATCCTACAATCCGGAGCCGGGTGATTATGCAGTACAAAACGTCATTGCAACTTCCAGACAAAAAGTTCTGGTTGATCCAACGAGAATTGAGGTGACGGTGGATGCAGATAGCTGATCTGTGGCTGAGGGATATTCCCCAGCAGTTTCAGCATAAACCGAAAATTGAATTATTGATCCGGGCATTTTCAAGGCAGCTTCAGGAAGTGGAGCAGGCCTTTTTTGATATCAAGAACAAAACGGATCTGGATACGGCATCTGGAAAAAACCTTGATCTGGTTGTCGGAGGAATCGTTGGTTTAAGCCGGAAGGCTGCTACCGATATGGATGTAATATCGGGAGGAGCCGAAATGACGGATGAGCGTTACCGGCAGTTCCTAAGGTATAAGATCCTGAAAAACACAAGTGAATGTACCTATTGGGACCTGATGGAAGGCATCTCCATGATGTGGAATTTGAAACGATTGGAGTATATGGAGGACCCAAAGTATCCAGCAACGATCATATTCCATGGAGAATTTGATATGGACGAACCAGATACCGTTGAATTTTATCCGGAATTGTGTATACGATCCAGCGGTGTTGGGGTCATTTTGGAAAAAGTATATTCCAGCGAATATCCAGTTCCGATTGATTTTGAAACAGGGGTGCTTGTGTCTATAGAGTTTTTTGCCCGTCAAAATCTGATGCCACTGCTGCTGGATGGAGCATGGAAGCTGGATGACAGCAGAAAACTCAGCGGTTACAGATCGGATATCAAGCCGGATTTTTACCCTGTAGAAATCGAAACATTATCAAAGGTTGAGGTTGATGCTGAAATCCAAAGCAATGTGTATGTTGAACGATTATTAGATGGGTCTTGGAAGCTGGATGGGAGCCGTAAATTAAATGGCGGCCTGTTTACACTGTAGAAGGGAGAGATGGAGATGGCTCAGGCAGTAATTACGAATATTGGAAAGAAAAAGCTATGTAAGGCACACGCAGGGGATATTGAGCTGCCGCCGATCACAAAGATGGCTTGGGGAGATGGAGGGCTTGAAGAAAGCGGAGCTCCGAAAGAAACGACCGGTCAGGAAACGGCATTGTATAACCAGCTGCTGGAAAAGAATGTGGAATCCCATTTTTATATTGGAGAGGGAGAAAGCACCTGCCGGTATGTTGGAAGAATTGAAAAAAGTGAACTTGTAGGGAAGAACATCTCAGAGATCGGATTGGTCGATGCAGACGGGGATCTGGTAGCATATAAGACGTTCTTGGCAAAAGGCAAGGATGAGGACATTCCTATGACGTTCAATATGGACGAAGTTTTTTAGGAGGTGGTAGACGATGGCAAATTGTGTAATTGGAAATCCTCCGGTCTGGACCAATGAAATCCCCAAATGGGATAGAAATACGGTTGCAGATGGGAACGATATGGGTGATGTTATCGAACATCTGGTGAATAATGAGGCGTATTTAAAGAGACGGGTGGATGGATTCTATCAGATCACTTTGACCGCTGCCGGATGGACAGGAGATGCAGCCCCGTATGTTCAGACAGTATCAGTGGAAGGGATTCTGGGGGAAGATAATCCTTCGTTGGTGTCTGCTCTGGCGGATGGGGCTTCTCTGGAGAACCAGAAGGCATATAGTAAGGCATTTGGTATTGTGGCTTCCGGAACGGGCCAGACCGGAGATGGAACAGTGACATTCAAAGTCTACAAAAAGCCGGCTATAGATATCGCAGTTGGGCTTAAATTATAAGGAGGAGCTGAACATATGGGTAATATACTGATGACAGGTTCAGGCGGAGGCGGAGCAGGGAGTGATGACTGCACCGCAACGGCCGCAGAACTGCTGAAAGGCTACACGGGCATATTGAAAGGATCGGATAATGAACCGGTTCAGGGAATATTGGAATTGACAGGGAACGCACAGGCAGCCCATGTGCTGAATGGAGAGACGTTTTATACGAACAATGCCAAAAGCAAACAGACTGGCACCATGCCCAACCGTGGCGATTACAACGGCTGGGGCAACAGCAAAGGCAATGATGCAGGCAATCAGCGGATGTGGGTTAAAATACCACAGGGATACTATAACGAGAACGCCAATGTGTTCCTGTCATGGGCGGATATCCGCAACATGGCGGGGATTACGCCGGAGAAGATCAAAAAAAACGAGCCGATAATGGGTATTATCGGAAGTTTTGAGGGGTGGGTACCAACGCCTCAGGATCTATATTATAACGGTGTAAATGTTGGGGGATTGCAAATCAACTTGTTTGCGCAAGAGAATACCAGACTACTTATGAAAGGCGACTACTCAACATGGAACCATAGAGCTATTGTTTTCCCAAACACGATTGATGTACGAAGTTATAGTAAGTTGATTTTTGAAGGACAATTTCTTAGATATTGGAAAAATGATCCTGATAATGGCATCCCTCCGTCATGGATCAGTCTTTGTCGATATAAGACGTATAATAGTGATGAGGAGATTGCAAAAGTTAAGTGGGATGGAGGATATGGAGCCTCTATTGGAAATTTTCAACTTGACATTTCACAACTCACTACTTTTGAAGCCAATAAATATTATATCAGTATTGGTTATATTGCCAAGGGGACATATATTACCCGCATTAGATTGGAATAAATTAAGCTATATAAATACGAGTAATAGAACCTCTCCAACCATTGGCAGCGTATGGAAACGAGATTTGCGGTGTAAATGTTACATTTCTATTTATAGAAAATGAAAAACCATTAGCTATAGATACATCCCCCAGTTTTATTGAGGAAATAATATTATAATTACTGGTTCACGACTATTGCGAAAGGAGATGATAAAAATGATTACAAAACCAGAAAAGGAGCCAGATGATGGATGAATTAACAAAAGCAGAGCTGGCCCGCATCCGTGACGAGGATCAGCGCCAGAACCGGCGCATTGAGCTGCTGGAGGATATGAGTAAGGTGATCCAGGATCTGGTACTCTCCATCCATGGCCTTGCAAAAGACATGGAACAGATGCTACAGGAGCAGAAGGAGCAGGGGAAGCGACTGGACAACCAGAGTAAGCGTCTGGACGCCCTGGAACGGGAACCGGGCAACACCTACAAGGACATTAAAAAAACAGTAATCACAGCGATAGTAAGCGCGCTTGCCGGATCACTGGCAACCGGGCTTATTTTAATTTTGTCGCAGACTATCCATTGAGAGGAGGTGAGGAGCTATGCTTAAGAACTGTGTATTTAGGGCCGACGTGGATACCATCCAGTGGGTCAAGGCTGCAGGTATCCGTGCGGTCAAGACCATGGCGCAGACATTTGTCGCCACCATCGGCTCGGCAGCGGTCATGGGTGAGGTCAACTGGCCTATGGTAGCCAGTGCATCCGCGCTGGCAGGTATCCTGTCAGTGGCAACATCCATTGCAGGCCTTCCGGAACTGCCAGCCAAGACCTGAGAGGAGGTGATCCATAGGTCTCCCGTCCGGCAGGGTCAGAGCCGGAAAGAAACTACTATTACATCATTTTGAAAGTGAGGAAAAAGATTATGGCAAACGCAACAGGAAAGAGAGCAGACAAGAGAACCGCAGAACAGAGAAAGAATGACGCAGCCCAGAAGAGAAGACCCAAGGGCGCACAGGATACTACTTTTGTAACCACCGGCCCTGCAACCGGCAAGGAGGACGAGAGAGCGGTAGGCACGGAAGATAAGTAAGCTGTGCGACGTCGCAACACAGACAGGCCCCGGGATTTCCTGGGGCCGTTTTTGGTTGGAGGGAATATGATTACAGCAGTATTTACAGATAACGATGATTACGCCCATGCCTACGGCCTATGGCAGTGGGATTATGGTCAGCAGCTCAGGATAGAGGGACTGCATCTTCCGACGGCAGTTGAGATCCACTTTGCGCTACAGGAGACTGGCGGCGAGGCCATAACCCGTGTGGGTACCACTAAGGACGGCGTAACAACCGTCACAATCCCGGACAGCATGCTGGAGGGAAATCGTGCGACATGGACGGCAGATAAGGCATATAACATCTATGCGTGGGTATACATGTCGGATAAATTATCCGGCGAGACGATCAAGCGCATTACCATGCAGGTCAAATCACGCCCCAAGCCGGAAGCCTTTGAGGCACCGGGAGATGGGGAGATTTTTCACGAGGCGATCGAGGCCGTGAATGACGCCGCCAAACGGGCAGAAGAGGCTGGTGATAAGGCCGCAGCCGCTGCGGATGATGCCAAGGCAGCAGCCACCCAGACAGCGGAGCATCTGCAAGCTACAGAGGGTCTTGCAGAGCAGGTAGAGACCAACGCCGATACCGTGGCACAGGATAAGCAGGCAGTAGCCGGTATGCTCTCTCAGGTGCAGCAGGCGGCCTCAGATGCGGCGTTATCAGCACAGGCGGCCAAGTTATCAGAGACAGCCGCAGTACAGGCACAGACGGGCGCTGAGGCGGCTGAGGATGGGGCAAGACAGTACGCTGAGGAGACAAGGGCAGACCGTCAGGCAGTGACCGAAGATAAACAGGCAGTTAGCCAGATGAGGGAAGACGTGGCGGCAGACCGTCAGGCGGTAGAGCAGACCGCTGCGCAGTTTGGACAGACCTCCCAAGACGCGCTTACAGCCATAGGGCAGGCTCAGAGCACAGCTGTGGGGGATGTTAAGGCCGAGGGGCAAAAGCAGACCACAGCGGTACAGGAGGCAGGCACACAGGCGGTCAGTGAGGTTACTGAGGCCAAGACTACAGCAGTGGAGGCAGTCACCACGGAGGGCGATACACAGACCAAGAGGGTTGAGGATGCGGCTGCTGGGATTATAGCGGATAGGGAGCAGATCAGCCAGAATAAGACTGATATAGCCGGTCTGGCGGAAGGGATGACCGATTTGGCACCGGCAATCCATAGCACGGTTTCGGACTCTACTATTATTGCTGATGATGCCACCGAGGGCCGACCGTTCCGGGGGCTGAGGGTGTTTGGGAAGAGTACGCAGGACGGGACACCGACACCAGAAGCACCGATACCGATAGTGAGTGCTGGGGAGAGTGGGAACATTACGGTGGAGGTGAGAGGGAAGAACCTGCTACAATTACAAGATGGCCGTGGCGGAAGCAGAGGGGTGGAAGTTACTTGCAGAAATGGAGAAATATCGCTGGTTGGGACAGCAACAGAAACGGGTTGGACCATTTCGGAAGTAAATCCGCCGTTTGTTTTGAATGGTGACTATGCCTTATCAACAAGCAACGATGTAGGATGTTACTTAATTAATAATGATTATAAAACAGTTATTAGTACACTAAAACCACAAAATATAGTTAATGGTGAGGTTACAAAAATTGCTTTTGGTGTAACAGAGGGAAAAATATATAATATGAATGGCATTAAGGTTATGTTAAATAGAGGTTTAACAGCATCACCCTACGAGCCACCACGCATTCCTCAATCCCTCACCCTTCAAACTCCTAACGGTCTCCCTGGAATCCCAGTATCTAAAGACGGCAATTACACAGACGCAGACGGTCAGCAATGGATTTGTGATGAGATTGACTTGGGGCGCGGGAAGTATGTGCAGAGAATCGAAGAACATATTCTTAAATCAAAAAACATTACTTCTATCACTAACTCCAGACAGATAAATAGCGAGTATTATGGTATTGAATATAATGGGTGTACTAAGGATTTTGTTGGCAAATTTGGTAATGGTGTCTTATGCGATAAACTTGCATTTGTTAAACCAAACTCAAATATAAACGGACACGAAATAACATATGCTCCTGGCAATGGTATTATTGTTTTTGGCTTAAAGAAATCCCTCGTTCCAAGTGGGGATTTAGATGAAATTAGAAATTATATTACTAGCAATAATTTTGCCTTTTTAATTCTGATTGATAGTCCGATAGAAAAAGATTTAACTCCAGAGGAAATTACAGAGTATAAAAAGACACACACCAACTACCCGACCACCGTTATCACAAACGATGCCGGGGCAGAGATGGAAGCAACCTATGTGGCTGATACCAAGGCTTACATTCAGAATCTGGAACAGCGTTTAAGTGCCAAGTTGGTCAACATCCAGTCGGCATTGATTAGTCAAAAAACCAGTGGGGGGGGGGCATTTAACAATAGCCGATAGCTCACCACTGCCGGTAGAGGAGTTTTCCATGACCGGTAAGACAGAACAGATGAAGACGACAGGGAAGAATCTGTTAAAACCTAACGATCATAATGTATATCATGAGTTACCATTGAAAGCTGGCACTGTTGTTACATTAATGACAAATGGGCAATTGTCGGAGGGCGGTAATATTAAATTCATCGGAATGGAAAATGAAAACGTTTGGTTTTCTATTGATAAAGGACAAACCAGAGTTTGTCGTTCTATAGGGAATAAGGATGTTAAAGGGTTTTATAACCTACTTACTAAAAAGGAAGGGTTAGAGTACATGCTTGCCATTGGTGATGTAAAGATTTTTGAACCCTATTCCGGCAGCTTCCCTTCCCCCTCACCTGACTGGGAACAGCCCATCGAGATAACTGACCAGCCCATCACCATTACCATCAAAGGCGGCACAGAGCAGCAGTCCATCACTTTAACACCGCCCAGACCATTTACCAAGTGGGATAGATTGGAAAAGATCGACGGTGTGTGGTGCTGGGTGTATCAGAGCAAGGTCTTGTCAGGAGCGGAGATAAAGAAAAACTTCGTGGGGATGCATAATTCAGGTTCTATGATGATAAAAATTTCAACACTTGGGGCTATGGATGAACAAAACGATGCCGTAAGCGATAAATTTATTTATTCAACTCAAAGTGTGTCCACGCTTAAAAACGGAGAATTTCGAATCATATACGGAAACGCTTATCTCAAAATAGATGGGATTACAACGGATGAGGAAGGAAGGCAGTGGCTTGAATCCAATGACATTATAATCATTGCACAGGCTTCCGCACCCGAGTACATCCCCCTTGCTGCATCCGAACAGGCCCAGCTCAACGCCCTCACCATGTATGCGGGCACTACCGAAATCACCAACAACGGCGGCTGTACCATGGAATTAACCTACACCGCAGACACCAAAACCTATATAGATAATAAGTTAGCGGCTATCAGTGCCGCCATGATAGGAGGTACATAATGTACGATATTGTAAAAAATGTTATTATATCAGGTGATTTTAGATTATCTGATATGCAGACTAAAATTGATACTCTCTGGGTACAGGGAGATTTGACTGAAGATGAAAGAAATGAGTTAATCGCTATCATGAAACAGTATGTTAAACCAGAATCAGAAGCACCAGAACAGATAGAATTGTACAAGCAGTTACTTGCAAAATATGAATCTCTGGATGAGCGTTTGACCAAGTTGGAAAATGGCGGTGTGACACCGGAACCACCTACAGGCGTAGAAATTCCTGTCTGGGAGCCTTGGGACGGCATCAGTGATCAGTACCAATATGGAGCTGTAGTTACAGTCGATCAGAAATATTACATTAGTGCACATCAGGGACAGAATACCTGGATGCCGGGTAGCATGGGAACGGAAGGACTATGGAAGGAGATCAGTAAAGAAGATGCGGAGGCTGTAATATCCGGCACGAAAACACCGGATCAGGTGATTAAGGGAGAATAAGGGATGGAGATACGAAAAGAGATTAAGCAGATAAATTGTTATGCAGGTCAAAACCGCCCAGCATGGATCGTGATCCACGAGACGGACAACTACAAGATGGGCGCAGGTGCCCTTAAACACTCCGAAGCCCATCGAAACGGCAACCTGTCCACGTCTGTACATTGGTATGTAGACGATACGGTGGCAGTGCAGACCTTAGATTACAGCGACGGGGCTTATGCAGTAGGTAGGCAGTACGGTACGCCTCTGGTGCCGGGAGTAACCAACACCAACAGCATTAACATCGAGATCTGCGTCAATCCGGACTCTGATTACGATCAGGCCCGTGCTAATTGTATAGAGCTTGTACGCCAGATCATGGCAGAGTTGGAGATTGATGCCGATCATGTGATCCGGCACTACGATGCCAAGCGCAAGCACTGCCCCCGTAAGATGCTGGATCAGCCGCAGTTATGGACAGACTTCAAAGCAGCGTTGACCGAACCGCAGAAAAAAGCCGGCTGGCAGCAGGAAGATGGCGGCTGGCGGTATTATCTTGGCAACGGTCAGCCAGTATGCAACGATTGGTACTGGCATGAGGGCAAGTGGTACTGGTTCGACGGCTCCGGCATGATGGTACATGATACATGGTACAAGTACAAGGATCATTGGTACTACCTGGGAGCAGACGGTGCTATGGTAACAGGCCAGCAGACCATAGACGGTAAGTGGTACATCATGGATACTGAGGGCCGGATGATTACAGAGCCGGTGACGCTTACTCCGGATCAGGATGGGGCGCTGAGATGGCCAGGATTAGCTGAATAAGTATGATATGGAGGATTGATTATGAAGAATTACATAGGAGTAAAGATTGTAAAAGCAATGCCCGGAACGATGGCTGAAGCCCAGGCAATGAAGTGCGGATGCCCGGTTGACTTTCAGAAGAAAATCTCCCAGCAGTCTGGCGCGAAAGATCAGGAAGGGTACATTGTGAAATATCCGGACGGCTACATCTCATGGAGTCCAAAGGAAGTCTTTGAGGAGGCGTACCGGGAACTTGTCTGCACAGATTTCATCAATGAAGATTCATAAGATAAATGAGCTTCTCCGTTGTAAATTGCTTCGGGGAGGCTCTTTTTTTTATTGTTCATAAATGGAGCTGGTGTCAATATTAAATTTCGACAAAAACGAGATTGTTGTTTTAGGCAAAAATCCGGATTCTGTTCAAAAAAAATTTCTTTAATACTTTATACCTACATGAAAGACATTGGCGGAAAAAGGCAAATAAGAAGCTCCAAGAGGCAGAGTCCGGAGCTGTTGTCAAAAAAGATGTGGCAGAGTCGAAAAAGCTGTGATATAATTTCGATGTTGTCCTACCTACACCTGGCAACGGGAGGAGGTGTTGGGATGGAAGTTATCATTACCTTTTTAGTCGCTGTTGCGGCTGATGTAGCCTGCCACTACATCATTAAATGGTTAGACGGCGATCATAAGGACAACAAATAGCCTGGTGGGTGCTTTGCCACCGTAAAAAGAAAAGAAGAAGCCCTCGACTGTGTTGCAGCACGGTCGGGGGCTTCGTTCTTTGTCCGGATGGACTTATCATTACCTTTTGCCTACTGGCATTATAGCATACGCAATTCTGAAATGCAATATTCTTGAAAAATCTTTTGTCCTGGGACAGTCCGTGTGACAATCCAGGGACTGTCACGCCATTCGTCCAGAAAATGTCCTTTTGAAATGGATCAGACATGGGAATTGTACCACATTCTGTCCGATTTGGCATCAGTAATTTCTCCGACCTGTTCTGAATGACTTTCTTCTTATTATAATATATCCCCGATTTTCTGTTGTCCTTGTGACAGTCCGCCGGACAGTCCGTGTGACAGTCACGCAAAACGTCCTTGACCATACCGTCACCGTAACCGTAATCAATAATAAAAAATATATGTGTGTGGATAGTGTGGAGAAGTCGGTGGATAAAACTCGAATATTCCAAAACTATTTCAGTAAATCTATTGACAAACTCGAATTTTCCAGTTACGATGCGTCTAAGATAAATAAATCAGTTGAACTACTGAAAGGAGCTGGTGACATGAAGGTTATGGTTAAAGTTTATGACGAAGTTAAATACAGCCCATTCAGCGAGAAGGTGGCAGAAGTTGAATATGACGGAGTTAAAGGATTTGATGTTGTGTCCGATCCGGCAACATTAGATGAGATTGAGAGTAGTACAGATGCAGCCGGCATTGATGAAAACCACGAGTATCTGGTTCTCTACTTCGAGAACGGAGAAACCAGTATATTCAGAAATTCCCATGTGGATCTGTTTAGAATTTAGGAGGTGCAAACGTGAAAGCATTTGTGAGAGATAAAGATTCGCTGGAAATTGCATATAACATCCTAGCGTTTGTTAAGGAGCCGGAGAAAATTAGGGAAATCAAGAAAGAAATTCGCAGATATTTACATAAGCAAATGAAAGCGGATGAAAAGACAGAAATTTTCGGAGACTACGATGGATACACAGAACTGATTCCGGTTCCCAGAGAAGAAGTTAGATGTATGGAAGCTTGGTTCGACAGAGAAATTAGAAGAATTGCCTATCCTTCACAGTATGATTGCACTGGACAGCACTTTACGATTTCACATAAGTTTGTGGCATTCAGAAACAGATTGTATTGCATCCATCGGGTAGGCGTTGACGCGTAAAAAAGGAGGCAGCGAGATGACAGTAAGCGTGTACGAGGTAAAGAAACTGAGAAAGATTCGAGAGCAGCTGGTAGAAATTGCAGAGCAGGAAGCAACTAAGTTGTTTCGGCTTGCCCGGAGAGCAGAAACTCATGGATGTAGCAATGAGACGGTTGAAGCAATCAGAGGGGAAGCCAGAGAGCTTTACATGACTGGATACACAGAAGGATTACTTGATCCATGCAAGATATGGAAGTTTGCATTTAGACAGGAGGGTTGATGATATGGAGTCGAGAAGAAGTTATGGCTGGGGAATGACAGGCAGCGATAAAAAGGGGTTTGAGTGGGAGCTGGAAGATGAATACGGAAAACTGCAGAGTGGATATGTATACAAAACAGCCGATGAAGCTATCCGAGAATGCAGAAAGTTCTGCAAAGAAACCAAGTGCCGAGGAAAAAGCGAGAACACAAAGATTCGGGCGATTCCTACCAGCCCAAGGAGATTTGAATATTAGGAGGTGCAAAAATGTTTAGATATTACAGCATAATGCGTCCAGTTCTTCCGGGTGGCTTTCCAAAGAAAGAGCTGGTTGAAAAGATTGAGAATTTTGATACCAAGACATTCTGCAAGGAGATTGGCAGAGAAGCTTGGGGATGCTTGGAGTATAGAGAGGTACTCACAAAAGAGGAAGCAGATGCCTGTGATCTGGTTCTTGGCGGTATGAAGACCTATTATTGCGTGACTACTTCGGTTGATGACAAAGGGAAGGTACTGGTAGCCATAACGAGTGTGGTGCAAGCTGAGAGCAAACCAGAAAGCAGCTTCCGGAGTTTGAGTCGGAAAGATGTCTACAATGATTGGTTCGATGATCCGGAGGAAGCAAAGAAATTTGTAGAGGAGGCGAAAATGGCATGAGAGCAGGAGATAAAGTGAAGATTCCAGACATCGGACCGCTGGCAACAGTGATTCAGCCCGGAAGGCACATAGTAAAACTGGAGCTGGAAGGCGAGCGGTTCTGGTTGGCGATAAGCCTTCTTGAAGTTATTGGGAGGAGTTGAAGAAGTGGAGATAGTAAAATACAAGACCAGATTTGGAGATTCTGGATTGCCGGAAGTTGTTAAGGAAGAAGCATATGAATGGGATGAAATGATCTTGAATTCTCCGGATAAGGTTGAAAAGATGATGAAGTCGGTGTTCCGGCTCCACAAGGAGACAGAAGAGTATCTGTATGAAATTTGCTTCAATGCGAGAATGAAATCGATAGCAGTGTTTGAAGTATCTCACGGAACAGTGAATGCATCTTTGGTATCACCAAGAGAGGTGTATCAGAAGGCCCTGCTGGTTGGATCTGTGTATGTGATGGTAGCACACAATCATCCATCCGGTGACCCTGCTCCTAGTGAAGAGGATGATAAGATTGCTGAAAAGTTGAAGGAAGCTGGAGCGTTGATAGGAATAGATTTGATTGACTTCATCATTGTAGGAGATAGTTGTTACAGTTACCGACAGGCACTGAAATTATAGCCAGTTGCTCCATCGGAGAAGTGGTCAGGAAATTTCTAAAAACTTCAGTTTTTCTATTGACACCAGGTACGCAGGTGCTATCGTACGCTCGCAATCAAAAATCCCACAATAGATTGCGGATAGGAGGTATATAGCCGTTGGGAACTGGAAGAAGTTGAAGAAGCTGGAGCGGAAGGTGAAAGAACTGGAAGCGAAGGTAGAACAGCTTGAAAAAAGGACCAATGAAAGCCGTGCATATCAAGTAGCGTGTTGGTTGCTTGTCATACTTGAAATTGCAGTTGCGGTAATTGCCATTGCTGGCAGTTTACTAGGCTAACATCAGTCCGGGGAGGAGGAGTCCATACCCTCCTCTCATTCGAAAAGCATACCACAGAAGGAGGTGGTTGTAAATGAGAATTTTGAAGATGGTGATTAGACTGCTTGCTTTGATAAGTCTGGCTGCTTTTGTAATCACCGGAAAAGTTGTATCAGCGGTATTCCTGCTGGTATTTAGTTCAATGTCTCTTGGCATTATGGTTGGAGAAAAATAGATGGAGGAAAGTTATGAGAAAAGAAATCGTAAGAGAATTGGTTGATGGAGTAAAGCTGATCGCAGGATCAGGATATGAGGTTGTTGAAAAACAGATCAAGAAGAACAATGGAGTTGAATTTCAGGCGGTAATTGTTAGAGGACCAGGTGATGTTGCTGCACCTACAATTTATGTGGAAAGCTATATTGAGAAGATTGAGAGGGATGAAATGACAGTTATGGAGGTAGCACAGAAAATATTTGATACATACGAGGAGTCTAAAAATCTGGATTTAATATCTGAGACAGGGGAGTTTACAAAGAAGGAGTACATTCTGGATCATGTCGAGTACAAGTTAGTCAATGCAGAGAAAAATGCAGAGAAGCTACAGATATGTCCCAATAAGAAGATTTTAGACCTTGCAGTTATCTACATGGTAGTTATTAGTGGTGATACAGAAGGGATTGCGAGCTATGTCGTACAGAATGAAATGATGAGAATTACCGGAATCACTTTGAAAGAACTTGATGAAGCGGCTGCTCGCAACACAAAGAACGTTGGATTTATTATTAAGACAATGCAGGAAGTGATGGCTGAGATGACGGGAATGCCGGATGAAACAGCAGAAGCAATGCCAGAAGGTACACAGATGTTTGTTCTCACAAATGAAAGAAAGATTAACGGTGCAAATATTCTTCTCTTCAAGGATGAACTGGCAAAGGTCGCAGACAAGGTTAATGATAATTTATTCATCTTACCTTCAAGTATCCATGAGCTGCTTGCAATTCCAGTAAGCCAAGGAGGAGCAGAAGATTTTAGACAGATGGTTAAGGAAGTGAATGATACTGAGGTTGCCCCAGATGAAATTTTAAGCTATGAAGTCTATTTATATAACCGTGACACTGGGGAAATTAAGATAGCTAAAAAGTTGAAGGAAGCCAGAGTAGAAGACTGAGTTCTGATTGTGGGAAAAGATGGAGGTAAACATGAAGTTGGTAGATGTAGATAAGCTTGAAAAGGCTATGACAATCGCAGCAGCAAATTGTAGGGATGAAGCACAGCAAATTTGGGAGAAAGCGATATGCGTTTTACATGATGCTGAAATCATTGAAATGAGCGGCGAAACAAATATAAGAAAAACTGTCCAAAAAGTAAAAGACGCCTATGTAAAGCAGTATCCTCATTTAAGAGGTGTTTATAACAATGATAAGATGTTTTTTGATAATGCTTGTAGGCTTTCATTTCCTTCAGGCATTACACCGTTAGAATTGGATAGAGCCATGACGGAAGTATATAACAAAGAAAAGAAAAAGGCAAAAGTCTGATAGAAATGAAATGCTGGCAGATAAAGCGAGAGAAATTTTCGAGGAGGAGTAGATGGAAAAGGTAAAATTAAAAGTTGAAATGGAGATTGTTGTATCTCAGGAAGATGTTGATGATATCATGTGCGGAGCACTTGAGGGAGGCATCAATTACTGGTGCAGAAAAGCTGAGGTAGTCGGAGATTATCTTGGGGAGTACGCATCCGAGCAGATTGCAAGAGGAGGTCAGCTGAAGTTGTATGATCAAGAGGAAGATGAAGTCTACACTCTGGATTCGGAGAAACTGCTGAATGGAATTAAGTTGTACGCACAGAATCCGGTTGGATGTAACTGCCTGGATATGGTTGATGGGCATTTGGAGATTGATTTCTGCAATGCAGATGCGATTGTGTGTGACGCAATCATCCAGTACGCATTGTTTGGTGAGGTAGTGTATGGATAAGAACAAAAGCAAGGTGACAGAGCATAGTGAGATTTGCGTATTCTGCGGTAGGCCAGCGGAGTGCGAGCATCATCTGATATTCGGGATAGCACATAAAGAAAAGGCGGATGAGGACGGGCTGGTCGTTCCAGCTTGCAATAACTGCCACAATCTCGGAAAACTGATCGAAAGAGTGCATGAAAATCCGATGGCTGAAAAATTATCAAAGATGCTGGGGCAGGCGATATGGGAACGTAATTGGATCCTGAAGGATACCATCCATGATAAGGATGGAGATAAAGAAGCTCAGGATTTGGAAAGCAGGATTGCCCGGAAAGAGTTTAGAAGGAGGTACGGGAGGTCGTATCTGTAAAAGGGCTGTATTGCAACGGATAAGAGGAGAAGCAATAAAATCTCCATTGAGGATGATAAAAAGGCTCCTAGAGGCGTTAAATAAAGAATACGCCGTCATATCAATGGACGTAACTCGGATGCTTCATCATGCTTGGAGCGGATCGGAAGGAGGTGAACTGTGTGGCAAGAAATAAGAGAGCGGAGGAACTTGGAAAGAATATCCGAGATTCTTTCGCAAGATGGAATTATATTTACCAGAATGGTGCTGGAGATCCGCTTTGGGAAGATGGGGTGAATCTGGAACTGGTTAGAAACCACATCATTTATTACAAGAGAAGGTGCGAGGAGGAGCTGCTGCCGGAGCAGTACCCTCCGGAGTACCGCATGGAACTTCCACCCGTGGTAGATAGATTGTATATGGCAAGGGCGGATGAAATCAAAGAACACGCAGCCCACAGTCTGGAAGTTTATATCGGCGATGTAAATTACCAGTATCTGAAGGATAACTTGCACCGGCTTACCGAAAAACAGAAGGATGAGACCCGTGTTTTGAATATTTTGAGATATGTTACCGGGCTTAAAGATTCCATCAACGGAGGCAGGCTTGTTGAAATGAGGAGGCATGAAAATCCGGAACTTTATCAGGAATCATTTTTGGATTGCCGGAAGCGGATGGAAGCCATCCTTGGAGCGGAGAAGGTGCTACCGCAGGGGCAGTTGTCTTTGTTTGATTTGTTTGAAATGTAGGAGGTATGAGAAAATGAAGATTCTGAAGATGTGCGTTATTCGCAAATACAGAAATGTGCATTACTACTGTATGTTTGACGAAATTCCAGAAATCACCTATGAGAAATTTGGAGCACATTACATTGGTTCTGCGACAGATAGCGACGGAGATGTGGTTTTTAGTCACTTCCTTCGCAGAGGATATAGCGGAGCTTTTGCTGGCAGAGAATTATCGTTGACGATGAAAGATGGAAGCGTTCAGAAAATAAAAGATTACTGGTGGGATAACGGGTGTTATCCGGAGCACGGTGAGTTTGTTGATATAGGTGCCGGAACACTAGGAGATTTGCAGAAATGCTATGTGTACCGCTCTCTCAACATCAATAAAACTGCTTTCCAGAAGATGCTTGACGATTATTATTCCAGAGAAAAGGAATATGAGTATTACGAGATTGAAGCATGGGCGAAGACGCAATACACTTGGTATCCTGTTATGGTTGATGGGAAAGTTTTTGAGCCATTGATGGTAAATGAAAAAGGACATTTCGCTGAAAAGTACACTAAAAAAATAGTATATCCGAGGGAGAACAGATACAGAAGGTTCAAGAAAGCAAATAGGAGTTTTACTCTACATCTGTTTAAGTACCAGTACAGTGATGGAAAGCGGCTTGTAAAAGTTGAGAGAAGTCTTGAAAAAATTTACAGAGATTCACTTCCGTTAATGGAAGACGAATTAGTAGCAATAATCGAAGGAGTGAGATGATATGCAGATTTTAGGACAGAGCGGAGATAAGATGGTAAACCTCGAAAAGATTATCGCTCTCACGATATGTAACATAGGTGACTGGCAGAAAGGGAAAGAGGTTGAGAATAAGTACCGGATTCTGGCATGGAGCGGCAACGAGGAACATGATTGCTTTGGTATTGGTGATTATGCCACCGAAGACCGGGCGAAAGAGGTTATTAGAGAAATCTGGCAAAAGTACGGAGAATACCTTCACCGCCCAGGAGGACCGGCAATACTGAGAGGTTCTGTTGATGTTCCGGAAGCTTTTTGGGTTTTGCCGAAGATTTACGAGATGCCGCAGGAATAGGATGATAGCGAAGAATTTGGATTGGAGGAAAAGAAGAGTGAGAGAAAAGGCATCAGAGATTGTGTTGAAATGCTTGGAGGAGAAGGGAATATCTCAAAGACAGCTGGCTGCCAGAATGGGAGAAAAAAATTCCAAAGGGGAGATAGATTCCAGAGGACTTAATCAGCAGCTTAATCGACAAGAAGACATGAAAGTGAAAAGGTTTATAGATATTTTGGAGCACGCTGGATACCGAATGGAGATTGTTGAAAATGACGGAATCCAGAGAGTGTGCCATGAGTATGCAAACCAGGTGATCGATACGAGGGTTCCTACTGGGAAGTTCTATACATTGGCAGAAGGTATTTACACCGGGATTGACAATGAGAGTGGAGAAGCCTGGACTGCGGACTTTGAGTCTTATGAGGAGTGCATGAAATGGCTGAGGGGAGAGTCGTCGGTTGATGCAAATGGTGAGTTGCATAATGCGTAAAAATTTCTCAAAAAATATTAGTTTTTCTATTGACAACGGTGGAGGTGTTGTTACGATACGCCTACGATAAAAAACGCAATGGAGGCAATACGATATGATGATAGAAGAATTTGAAAAGTTGGTAGGAAAAACTGTTAAGAAAGAGGATTACAAGGTAATTGAGCTTGTCTATACTTGGCATCCTGCAATTAGTAACACAACTGGAAAGAAGCAAATGGCAGATCTCTACATAAATTTTGGAATATCAATAATTAAAGGGATGGTTCCAGTAGCCCAAAAGATGTCTGAGATTGACAAAGAAAGAAGAAAGCTTCAGGGGAAGATGGATACACTCAAATTTCGTGAGGAAATGCTGGCGGAAGGAGATTTGCAGCTCGAAGATGCAATCGTGATTGTCAATAGAGAGTATATGAAAGCAGAAACGCTGGAGAAGTTTGAAGCTGTTATGAAGAACTTGGAGATGGATTCAGAGATAAAGAACATAGCAAGAAGAATTGCTGATGTGTAGGGGGAATAGAGATGTACGAACCTGATTATGAAGAAAGTATGGAATATTTTCAAAACCAGCTGGCGGAGAAAGGAATTACAAAAGATATGCTGGATATGGACAACTTCTGTGGGTTGACTGCCAGTGAATTACAGAACATCGTTGATGGTGCCAGTCTCGTAAAGAAGGAGGCGGTGTAGATGGCATACCAGAGAAAGACTAGAGATCGTTGGGATATTGAAACTAATTACGGATACGGATGGGAAGTTGAAAACAACGAGTACACAAGAGAAGATGCCAGAAGGTCACTTCGAGAGTACAAACAGAATCTGGAGGCGTATGGAAAGTGCGAAGTCCGCATGACAAAGCATAGAGAGAAAATTGAGGAGGTGGTGTAGATGTTGGAAAAAGGAATGACAGTTTCAGAAGCGGCTCATAGATGGGTGCAGGAGTTCAATTCTTTTCCCAATGGGATGATTGCAACGCTTATTGGAGCAAAGCCGGATGACTGGCATGAAGTAACAATGCCGGCTGAATGCAGCAGGGTATATGTAACTAATATGCCGGACGTGGATGTCGATGGTAAGGAGTTTGAAACCGGAGAGTGCGAAGGGAAAATCATCGAGATTAGAGATGGTGAATTTTGCTCGTACTTGGTCGAGTTGGATGGCGGAATTGTTATCGAACTGGAAGCTGATGATATGGAAGTTGAATATGATGACAACTTGCCGATGTGGGGAATGATGTGGTCCTTTGGTGATAGTTGTGATGATTGGTGGCTCAGTGACGGAGAAGGCATAAAGATTATGTCCGAGTGCGGCTTCCGGATTTATGAGAATGACGAATGGGGATACTTCTTCGGCATTGATGGAGCTGGATATGATTTCTACGAAGCTCACTGGATACCGGCATACAGAAAGCGTGGTTTACAGTGGCATGATCCGGAAACAGAGGTGGCTGCCAATGGCTGAGAAGACACTGATGCAGGAATTACTGGAAGCCGGATACCCAAGAGAGCAGATGTTTAACCACGAGTCAGACCTCTACATATATGTTACTCCACTGACAACAAAGGTGGTAGAGGAGTTTTATCAGAAGAAAGGCTGGAGCGTGAGTTGGCAAGCTCCTACCTTCCATTCTGAAACGGACGGAAGACTGATGTATGATTGCCACTTCCAGTTTGATGATTACTGGAATGAGAAATGTGGAAGGAGGTGCGAAGCATGAGCGGCACAGATGGTTTATTGATGTTTCTGCTGGAGTGCGGCAGTTTAGACCTTGGCATCCTGGATGATGTCGGATATGACCTTGGAGAAAATGTGGATGATTTGATTAGTGAAGGGGTGAAACCTACGCTGAATGCAATCACCGGCGAAATTTTCAGAAAAGGACAAAGTGAACTCGCAGAAAAGCTGAAAGATGTCATTGAAGACACGAGACGGTCAATGGAAGAAGCTGAGGATGAAGAAGATACAGGGGAATATGAGAGGCTCGAAGAGAAGCTGGAAGCACTGGAAAGCCTCAATCCAGAAGAAGATATTGACTGGTTTTGCAACTGCCTAGATACCAGCGTTTGGTTTTCTGAGAATGAAGAAGTTTACAGAAAGCATCTGGAGAAAGAAATTTCCGATGTCGAAGACGGCATGGGATTTAGTTTTTAGGAGGCAGTGGCTATGAGGAAAGAAGACTGCGACAGAATCATAGTTGAAACGAATGAGAAGATGGAAAAAGTTATCCGATGGTATCAAGATAACAAGGAATGGATCGATAAAGAAGAATTTCGTGCTCCGATGGAAAGTGGCTGCATCGTTCTGAAAGAAGAAGGCCTGGAAGTGACATTTGAAAGCAAAGGAGATGTTGTCGAATTGGCGGTGTACCCGCAGGGAGTTCGGATTCCAGCGTTTACATATGACTATGACCCGAATACTTACAAGCATAGTAATTACAGGTATCCGGCTCATATTTCAGCACAGAAACGGAAGATAATGCAGATGGCCTTGATATATGATCGGACAGACAGAAAAGAGTCTATAAAGTATCATTCTCTGATGAAACTATCGGCGTATTGCAAGGATGTGGTTGTAGTAGATGAAAGTCAAAATAAAACCAGAACGAAGCATGAAGCCAAAAGGCTTCGGAAGTCACCAAGCCAACCGTTGCCATTGGTTAGGAAAACCTATGTTGTGACAGATTTTGAGAAGAGTAGCTTACGGCTGTCTGGAAAGAAAAGGAGTTATACCAAGCCAGACAGAGAAGTAGCTGTCAAAGGTTTCTTCCGGACAAGCAAAAATGGGAAGAAATCTTGGGTAAAACCGTTTTTGCGGTATAAGGATAAGGACGAAAGGTGCCCTAAAGAATATAAAGTTTAGGAAGAGAAACACACAGCCATATGGAGATAGGGAGATGCGAAAGAAGCTCAAGAAAATATTTGATACTCATTGGAATTGTTTGCCTTGGTTCGTATGCGGATTGACGATTTTGATTAAAGGAGACATCGGAAGATGGGCTTATGGGCTGACATGGGCTACGGTTCTTATTATGACCTGGCATTATTGCCCGACAGTGAATATCGACAGATTATCGAAGGAGGAAGAAGATGAATAAAGTTATTTTGATGGGAAGGCTTACAAGAAATCCGGAGGTGAGATATGCACAGAATGAGAATGGGACTGCTGTTGCTCGGTACAGTTTGGCAGTAGATCGCCGTTTCAAACGTGAAGGAGAGCAGGATGCAGACTTTATCAGCTGCGTAGCTTTCGGCAGAGCAGCAGAATTTGCTGAAAAGTATTTCCACAAGGGAATAAAAGTGTTGATAACCGGAAGAATCCAGACCGGAAGTTATACAAACAAGGACGGTCAGAAGGTTTACACCACGGATGTTGTTATTGAGGAGCAGGAGTTTGCTGAGAGTAAGGCTGCCAGCGAAGGTATGGGAGGAGGATATTCCGGAAGCGGAAGTAATAATTCTTCAGTCGGGGATGGTTTTATGAATATACCGGACGACAGTGATGAAGAATTACCGTTCAATTAAGAGGTATTACTATGAATAAGATAAAGATAGGGGATAGAGTTATATGTTTCCTGGATAATGTTGCTGGAATAGTGGTAAAGCAGTATTTTCCAACAGCTTGTGAGCAACAGACTATGATACAGTGTGATGATGGAAGAAGGTATCATGCACCCACTAGGATGTTTATGAAAATAGAGGAGGGTTACAGATAATGGGGAAGATTAAAGGATTCATGCTGAACAGAAAGCAGTATAATCTTATCCGGAAGATGGATCACTGCCAGATGACACTGTATGTCGAGTCAATTTACAAATCTGGATATGAGGATGGAAAGAAAGCTGCCGAAGGACTGACTACGAGTGAAATCAGAGAGGTGTTGCTTCGGGTGAAGGGCATCGGAGAAAAGAGAGTCGATACTATTGTTGCTGCTCTTGAAGCGGCTATGGAGAAAGGGGAAAAGAAGTAGTGACAGCAAAAGAGAAAATTAAAGCAATAGCCGATAGGTATGGATATGACGCACAGAGCCGCCAGTGCATCGAGGAAATGGCAGAGTTGACTCAGGCTATCAATAAGTTTTGGAGAAAACAGCTGGATTGCGGGAAAATCGAATTATCGAAAGAACCAGATGAAGCATTCCCGGCCTTCTGCAAAGAATATGACAACCTCGTTGAGGAGATTGCAGATGTTCAGATCATGTTGTGGCAGATGGAAGAATTTTTGCATTGCAATATCAACCCTACAGTAGAAAGGAAACTGAACCGCCAGATGGAAAGAATTAAAAATGAAAGTTTGCATTGAGATACTGCTCTGAGAGTGATATAATAGTATGGAATTTCGCGAAGGAGTACAGATATGCGGTTTGTAAGTTACAAAAGTGGAATTTTGGGACGAAATCCTCACATGGGGGATGCGATGTTTATTGTGAATGGTCAGGAGTAAGGAAAAAACGGCCGGGATG